CCATCTTCACTGCCAACGCCCGCCCCTGGGTCGGCAGGGCAACGATAGACGAGACAACCCTGAGCGACACCACACCGACGTTTGAGGACAGCGACGGCACGGCGATCATTCCCGCGACCCAGGACTTACAGCGCGGCAAGTGGACGTTTGCCGACGAGCAAACCAGGGTGTACATTACTGGCACCTGGGTGGATGTGCCGGGGGCTGCCGTGGCCTGCTTCGACTACATCCTGGCGGGCGCGGTGGACGACGTGAACTTTTCCACCGAAGGCGGCAACACCAGTTTGACAGACCGCTACAAGAACATCGAACGCCAACGCATGAGACTGGCGGGCGAGATTAGTCTGGTGGTGTAGGAGGTAACACCGTGAAAGAGCGTGAATATATCCTGGTCAAGAACCTGGGTGTTATCAGGGCAACGGCGAGCGTGCTAGAGGATATAACACCTGATGACACGATTATCGACAAGCGAGCGGTATACAAGTTGATCGGCCAGCTTTCCCGATGGCGTGAGCAGATCGAACAAGAGATCAACGTGGAACCCGAAGAGGAAGGCGAGGGATGACCGCACCCTACGACAGCATACCCGACACCCTGGCGCACATTCGGCGCGTGCAGGAGTTGCTTGGCGAGGCGATACTGAACCTGCACGCCCGCTCTGCCGATCACGACAGCACCAAGCTGATTGAGCCAGAGAAGTCGATGTTTGACCGCTTCACGCCATTGCTGCGCGATACTGAGTATGGTAGCGAGGACTACAAGCGCGTCCTGGCTGAGATGAGGCGAACGGCACTACAGCACCACTATGAGCACAACAGCCACCACCCGGAGTACTACCCGGACGGCATACGCGGCATGTCGCTGTTTGATATGCTGGAGATGCTGGTGGACTGGAAGGCAGCAGGCGAACGGCACGCCACGGGCGATATTCGGCGCAGCCTGGAACTGAACCGGGAACGATGGGGCCTGAGTGACGATCTGGTGCGCATCCTGGCAAACACGATAGACGAGTTTGGATGGTAACACAATGCCCCTCTCGACCACACAAATGAACCGTCAGATCACCGTCCGCAAGCGCGAGATGGTAGACACCTGCACGGTTCAGTACGAAAGCTCACCAGGCACCTGGCTGACGTTCGTCACGGACGTGCCGTGTCGGTTCACCGCCTTGCCTGCTCGCACCACCGTGACCAGCGACGGTGCGGGCAACATATCAAAAACCGCGGTGCAGGACTGGACGGTGACGGTTCCCGGCGATTGCACGATGCCCAGCACGGCGGCGCGGTTCGTGCGGGACAGCGACGGCAAGACACTGGAAACTATCACGCGGGTCGCATCGGGCGACACGCAGCAGGTGGTTATCCAGCTTGAAGCGACGGAGGTGTTTTAATGTCGAACTGGTGGAGGCAGATACAAGAGCGACTGAAGCACGAGGAGCGGAAGTTGTACGGTGCGGACAACCTGTTCATCAAATCAATGCAGGGTGAAGTAAGACAGACACCGTTTGCCGTGGAGCCACTGGTTGCTCAAATCCTGGCTGATCTTGAGCGATCACGAACTGGTTTGTTGCGTTGTCCCTTCACAGGGCAGATCGATGAGATGGGTACCTGGGAACCGCCGCGAATCACCCGCGAAACAATAAGCCCGCAACACTACGATAGGCTTGTCGCAGAGGGGCTGCTGAAACCCACAGACGACAACCCGAATACGGCGCACCCGGTCGAAGAAAACGGGATCGTCATAAAAACCATTGTCGTGTATAAATGGGAGTGCATTCCAGAATGACCCAACTCGCCTGGTACAAACTGAGCGACGCGAGCGGCGACCCGGCGGTCGATAGCTCCGGTAACGGCTACGACGGCACCTACACGCCGGGAACTGGCAGCATCTCGTATGGCGAAACCGGCCCGCTAGGGGTGAGTGATCCTGGTGTGCAGGCGATCCAGCTATCTGCCGGGGCGCTGGTGGATATTGATGTTGTCGCCAGTCATGTGGGCAGCCAGGGCACGCTGATGCTCTGGGCTAAACTGCCGAGCGGGGCCAGTTGGGGCACCGATCAGACCTCCGCCAACGGCGCGGGCATGCTGGCGTTTATCGAGACGGCCTCGGCCTTTGTCGGGGCGTACCTGGACTTTGGCCTGGGTACGGCGGGCTACGTTGAGTCGGCAGCGAACGGCGTGTATGCCAACGTGAGCACATCGGTTGACGCGGACTGGCACCACTACGCCGTGACGTGGCAGGACGGCGCACCCACGACGCTCTATATCGACGGCGTGCAGGTGGCGCAGTCTACCAACGGCACGGACGAAACACCGTATGTAAAGGCCAGTATCGGCAACGATCCGAGTGCCAGCTACACCTTCATCGGCTGGCTCAGTCAGGTCAAAATCTACGATGCGCCGCTCACTGCCAGCGAGATTGGCAGCGAGAAGGACATCTTTAACGTCCCGGTCACGCCCACGAGTTACACTGGCGCAGAGACAGGCGGGCTGGCGTATGCCGTGCAGGGCGCGACGGGCACCAGTCAGTCAATCATCTGGACACAGGCCGATGGCACGGTGCTTGACTTGAGCGGTGCAACCATCACGGGTACGATCCGACCCCGCTGGGGCAGCGCTCGCGCCATTGCCGGGACGCTCACCGTGACCGACGCAGCAGCAGGCACGTTCGAGTGGACATACGCCATCGCAGACCTGACCGACGCAGGTGATCATCTGGTGCAGTTCACGGCAACCTATGGCAGCAAGGTCGAGGTATCGAGGTATCAGGAATGGACAGTCCGGCTCAGTGTGTAACATGCCAGTGGCGCAAGCTGCGGGCGTGTCGCTATGGCGGCTATTATCTGTGCGCCAACCCGCACAGCCCGAAAGCAGGAGTAAGAATTGAGTTATCCGACGGATGCACCCAGTACGAACCCGTGCCAGAGCCTCCCGCCCAACGCGCAACCGATTCGGTGCGAGCAGACCGGCGTGACGATCTGGTACGACCCGGCGAGTGATTGCCTGCTCATCAGCAAACGCCGCAACGGGCAGCGCGTGATTGCCCGGTTCGATTGTTCGTTGCTTGATGATGTGCGCAGCGAATGGCGGGTTATACTTGCAGATGCGCGATAAGTTGTGTATAATCAAGGTACGATGCTTCCTTTGGTTGCAGTATCCGTCATCTGTCCTGGCCTCCTGTCCGGGTTGAGGCTTGTTATTAAACCCGGACACCGCGCCGCAAGCGGCAAGAACACTGGTGCAAATCCAGTGGGCGCGACCAACAACCTGATTGTAAGTGGTGCCACCTGACCCGTTTGAGTGGTGGGACAGCCCGGAGAGACGGGCACAACTGAATACTCGAGATTGCCTACAAGGTGTCGAGCTTTCGAGCTTGGCACCTTTTTTTATTGTCTGGAGGCAGCAATGCCACATCGTACAAAAGGCCGTCGCGTCCCACCGCAAAACGACACCGCACAACGCGCCATCAACCTGCTTGACCTGGAGTCGCACCTGTTCGATCAGGTGACGAGTGCAGGCGAGTCCTACTGGCCGATTGAGGTATTTCCCGACGAGCGCATGGTGATTATCCGGGACGAGATGCGCCGTTCGCTCTGGCAGGCCAGCTACACCGTGAACGACGACGACACCGTAACCCTGGCACCCGTCACGGACTGGCAGCGCGTGCGGCGCGAGTATCAGCCCGTCGAGGCACAGGCACCCGGCGACGGGCAGCGCCGCAGCTTCACCGGTGGCCACGCCCGCGCATTAGGCGACGGCAAGATCGGCGGCTATCTGGTGGCGTTCAACGGCCCGGAGAACCCCGACCTGTACGGCACTTATTTCACGCCTGATACCTACTACGGCCCGCGCAATGGCGACGGGGCCGACTTCTTTATTCACCACAGCATCCCGCTTCGCGCCGGTTTAGAAGAACTGGCCGACCACCGCCTGCAACCGCTCCGCACGAGCAAAGAGCAGGTCGGCATCTGGGTTGAAGCGGTGCTGGACATGGCCGACGACTACGAGCGTGCCATCTATGAGCTTGTCCAGCAGGGCAAGTTGTCCTGGAGCAGCGCCAGCGCGCCGCACGTCGTGCGCATTGCCGACGACGGCAAGGTGCTGCAATGGCCAATTGTTGAGGGGTCGTTGACCCCGTTCCCCGGCGGGTTCGGCACCCGTGCCACCGCTCGCAGTGTAGACCCGGCGCACGTTGCGCCAGAAGGAGAGGAGAGTACCCCTATGTCGAAGAAGCACAACCAGACTGCATCTGCTGAAGAGCAGCACGAACCGCAGTCGGCTCCGGCTGGCACCAACGAGCAGTCGGAACAGCAGCAGGAAGAACCCGCCCAGTCGCAGCAGCAACCAGCACCCGCGCCGACTCGCTCGGCTCCGAGCCAGCAGCCCGCGCCGCAACAGTCACAGCCTGCACCCGCGCAACCCGCGCAACCCGTGCAGCCTGCGTTCGACCCGGAAGCCCTGCGCGGCATTATCACCGACGCGGTGCAACCATTCCGGGACGAGATGAACGATATGCGCCAGGAGCTTGAGCAACTCCGCAGTGCTCCAGCTATCCAGCGCGATGCGCGGGTCATCCCCGGCGATACTGCGAACGACCAGCAGCCCGATCATATGCGGGCATTTGAAAGCTATATTCGCTCCGGACGGGCGACCCGCGCCTTGCAGGAGAGCACCGAAGCGGCAGGCGGCGCGCTGGTGCCCGCGCAGTTCTCAAACGAGATTGTACGGTCAATGACCGATGCATCCATCCTGCGCACGGCGGGCGCTCGTGTCCTGACCGTGAGTGGCACCGACTCGTTCTCGGTTCCACAGCAGGTGGACAGCCCGGCGGCCACGCTCATCCGCGAAGGCAAGCCCGTCTCGGAGAGCAACGCCACGATGAAGAACCACACGTTCCACCCCTATAAGTTCACCAAGCTCACCAAAGCGAGCGAAGAGGTGCTGGCCGACTCGCGCTTCCCGGTGCTCACCAGTGTCATTCAGCCTGATGTCGTGCGCGCCTATGCCAGCGCAGAAAATGCCTACTTCGCCACCGGCACGGGCAACAGTGAGCCGCAGGGGTTGATCGCAGGCGGCGAACGCGGCGTGAAGGCTGCGGCCACCGCCGACATTGAATATGACGAGCTTATCGATCTCTACTACTCGCTGAACTACCTGTACCGCCCGAACGCCACCTGGCTGATGAACGACAGTACCGCCGAGTATGTGCGCACCCTGAAGGACGGCACGGGCCGCTACCTGTGGGCCGACGCCCGCGAGGGTTCGCCGCCCAGCTTGATGGGTCGCCCGGTGGTGACGCTGAACACGATGGCCGAGATTGCCGCCGACGCGAAGGTGATTGCGTTTGGCGACCTGTCCTACTTCTGGATTGCCGACTTCGGCCAGATGGACATGAAGCGCCTCGATGAACTGTACGCCGAGACGTATGAGGTTGGCTTCCGCTGGTACAAGCGTTTCGATAGCCGGGTTGTGCTGAGCGAGGCGATTAAGTACCTGGAAATGCAATAAGGAGCACGACAATGGCAGGAATGATTTCTGAGAAAACGAAGCTGATCCGCGTGAGCGCGGCGACCGCCGCAGGCACCAGTACCATCACCAGCGATGCGGTGGACATGGGCCAGGACGGTGGGTGGGACGGCGTGCGGTTCATCACCTGCACGGGCGCGATTGTAGAGAACGCCGTGACCACAATGATCGGGCAGGCGGCGAGCGACGACTTCACCACCAACGCCTACGACATCGACGACGCCAGTCTGTCTATTGCGGACGATGACGACAACAGTGTTGTCGAGATGGACATCCTGCACCCGCCTGATCGCTATGTGCGCGTGATTATCCAGCGTGCCACCCAGAACAGCGCGTTTGGCGAGATTGTCGCGGAATTGTATCGCGCTGGCACCACGCCGTCCGAGTATGCGAGCACCGACGCACACCTGGCACTGGCGGTGGTGAACGAGCCGAAAGATGACAGCTTGAGCACGTAAAGGAGTTGACCAATGAGCACCTATAACGCGCTCAATCACATCGAACAGGGAGGGGCACACACCGTCATCGGTGGTGCCATCTCCTACCCGAACATCGAGACAAAAGACGCAAACTTCACCGTCACCCGCGAGGATAGTGGCAAGACGTTCATCATCGACGCGGCGGATGTGGTCGCCACGTTGCCCGCCACCGAAGCCGGGTTGGTCTTCACCTTTTATGTCAAAACCCTGGGCGGCTCGACCGGGTGCTCGATCAGCCCGCAGGCGGCGGACAAATTCATCTCCGGCAGCAAGGCCGACGACGAAGACCTGGTGAACAGCGCCGCATCGGACGCGGTAGGCGACAACGTGACCGTGATGGGCGACGGGACTGACGGATGGTTGGTTCTGAACACCGTAGGCACCTGGGCATAGCCCCGGGTGTCTCTTGTTATGGAGGTTGAATAATGCCAACAGATTTGACACAAGACCCGTATCGGTCATACAGTCCCATCTCGCTCACCGCGCCCGCTGAGAACGCGGTAGCGGTCACGGCGCACGACACGAACGACACCGGCGCGAAGTACTGCCGTGGGTTGTACATCGGCGGCGCGGGCGATGTGGCGGTGACGATGATGGGCACGGGCACGGATGTGGTGTTCAAGGCCGTGCCTGCGGGCACCATCCTGCCGATCCGCGTGGAGCGGGTAGACGGAACGAACACGACCGCCACCGATATTGTAGCGATCTGGTGAGGAGGTTGGGATGCCTCTAACATCGTTTGGTATTGGTGTTGGACACGGCCTGGAGTTCGTGCGCGGGCCAGTGGGTGGCGCGGCCTCGCCCCTACTCAACGATCTCGCTGCTTACTGGAAACTGGACGAAACCAGCGGCACCCGCATAGACAGTGCAGGGTCAAACAACCTGACCGACAATAACACGGTGGGGAGTGCTACGGGCAAACTGGGCAATGCAGCGAGCTTTGTTGCTGCGAACAGTGAATATTTGAGTGTAGCGAGTACACCAGGTCTACAATCTTCTAGTGCATTCACGCTCGCCTTTTGGGTAAAACCCAACACGCTATCACCTACAGCACAGGGACTACTATTCAAAGGTGGTGCGTCACCGCAGATTGAGTATCTAATCCGGCTTAACACTAATACTATTGACTTTTTTGTCAACAGTGCTTCTGATTTTGCTGAAGTTACTGGCATTAACACAACTGAATGGTGGTTTGTTGTAGCCTATTACAACGGAACTACAAACCTATGGGTTCAGTCGGAAAGCGGTACGCTACTCACAAATACCGGACCAGCGGTAACACACGCTACTACCACTAATCCGCTAGAGTTTGGTCGCTATTGGAGTGCAGCGTACTATAGCGGACGTATAGACGAGGTGGGTATATGGCAGCGTGTTCTAACATCATCGGAGAGAACACAATTATATAATTCAGGTAGTGGATTAACATACCCGTTCTAAAGGAGCATGAACAATGGCAGTTGAATACATCAAAATCGACACGACCGCAACCGGAGGCCAGAAAGCCTCTGAGCTTTTGAACATCGTGAACACGGTAGAGACGGCACAGGAGCGACTACCTACCATCAAGGCACAGATGGATAAAATGATCGATGGTTCCGACTACACCGCCATCGAGACGCACTACAAACTCCCGGCGGGCACCGGGCAGACCGTATACAACCTGGTGGCTGGTGCGGTGACGGACATCGCCAGCACGAACCTGCTGCAGCTTGTGAACAGACTAGGATAGACCACTAGGAGTAACCAATGGCAGCAGCAACCGGCATCATCGCCCTGGGCGACCAGGGCGACATCAATCTGGCGCACGTCCGGCGCGTCCTGCCTGGGCCGATTGACCCGGCAGACAACCTGCCCACGTCGGCCATGTTCGTCTACGCCAACAACACCAGCACCGACCCGCAGGTCGAGACGATCACGGGCGAACTGGCGAAGCAATACTGGCGCTGGCGCAGAGAACACGTTCTGAACCTGGACACGTTTGTACCACGGAGTAAGTAGGATGGCCGTTCGCAGCCACAACCATCTGCCTGCTATCGCTAACGCTTTGCGCCGCGTGCAGCAACCGCTCGCCAACGAGGGGGCGCGGCGACTGGCGGGCGTGATGCAGGGCAACGTGGCCGACACGCCGTTTCACGACGCGGTGGAAGCGGGCGTGTACGTGCGCACGCCGGACGAGAGCGGGTACGCCGAGGCGGCCCGCGAGAGCAAGCGCCTGACACTGGAGACGTTCGCATCCCTGGCACCCCGTTCGTGGCAGGATATTGCCCCGCAGCAGTGGGCGGCGATTGTCCCCGATGAGTGGCAGGAGTTAAGCCCGCAGCGCTGGGCGCAACTTGCCGAACCTGTGCCCGAAATCCCCGCGCCGCCGCCTGGGTCGGCTGCCGTGGGCTGCGCGTCGCAGATCGGGCAATTGCAGGAGGTTGGTGGCGCGCACCCGATCATCGGCAAGCATCCCTGGTTTTACGACGCGGCGATCCACGTCGATGCCGAGTCGCTGGTGGATGTGGATATGGTCAACCGCGCACTGGAGGAGGCAGCACGCTGATGGCACGACTACCGTGGTATCTGAAGGTTGCACATGAGCGACGCAATGGCGATCATCTCCAGATGTCGGTTCGCATTGCCTGGTACGGTATCCCGTTCCTGGTGATTGACCGTGCCCGCAGCGTGGCGTGGCGCGGCCTGCGGCGACGGACACCATGGGTGTGCCTGCTGCTGGTGCCGCGCATCTGGTGGCGACATTATCGCATCGGACGCGGGCGCGCGCCTGCGGCGCATCGGCTCAGGGTTGCAACGGGCTTCACCTGGCATTATCTGAAGGAGGCGCTGCGTGCCAACAAGTATTAGTACGGCGACAACGGCAGATATTGCCTTTAACGCACCAGCAACAGGCACGGGTAGTATTCAGGCAGCACTTGAAGCTCAGGCACCGCTCACAGGGAATGTATCGGTCACACCCGCAGGCACCGCCGGGGTAGAGCGTATCTATAATGTCGTGTTCGTGGGTGCTCTGGGAAATACCTATTTGCCGCCACTGGTAGGTGTGAGTTCGCTTACCGGGTTCGGGGCCACCTTGCAGGTCAACGTACTCACGCCAGGTGATGCGACAAACAACGCCGTACAGGAACTTCGTGTGGGCGGCACTGGCGGCACCTACACGCTCAGTTATCTCGACATCACCGCCCTCGGCCACGAGATGCAAATGGCGCTCGACTGGGTTGAGAGCGTGCTACGCGGCGACACATCGGGATTGGCATCGATCCCCGGTATCCAATACTGGACGGAATCACTGCCGTCCCCGCCGCCTGCCCTGTCAGTCCTCTGGGGGCGCAACACGGACGCGGACATCCACTTCGTCGGCAATATCCGGGCGGGCGCACGCTGCCTGGTGAACATCGAGGTGGTCGCCCAGGCGAACGACTACGACCAGCGCACGCGCTACGGCGGCGAGCGCATCGACGAACTTTTCCACGGCGTTTCCAACGTCGTTATTCCAAACCCTTCGAACCCTGGCGGACTTATCCGCTCATGCAAGCGGCTCACGCAAATTGCGATGAGCGACACCGCGCCGACCGGCGAGCAACTGTTTCGCGCTGGCGGCATCTTTGAGATTATCGTTCAACGATCCTAGAGAGAGGAGATTTTACGATGGCACCAGGAGATCGCGTCAGCGATATTCAGCGCACGCAGATTCAACTAGAGGAATTGACCGATCCCGGCACGGCGGTCACACCAGTAAACAATATCCTGCTTTCGTCAATGGAATATATCCCGGCTGGCGATTGGGAGACCCGTCAGAACAAGAGCGGATCGAAGGCGGCTCGCACCCAGACGCTCACCAAAGACAAGAGCACCGGCAAGTTCCAGACGAAGGACGGTGCAACACCGACCTATGGTGAGCTCGGCCTGCTGCTGGCAGGCGTACTCGTGGGTGACGACGGCACCAATACTGGTGTTGACCTGGCAGCGACCAACCCCGGCACGGGCGCAGCGCGTGACTGGACATTCTTTATCAAACCCGAAGAGAAGGACACCCGCCGAACCTTCACCATTCAGCGTGGTGATGATGGAATGGCATATGAGACGAGCGGTGTATCACTTCAGGACTTCACCCTTGAGTTTACCCAGGACAGCATCACGATCAACGCGAATGCCCTGGGGAATCGCCTGCGCAGCACCGCCGATAACCTGACCCCTGCAATCACGTTCGATTCCGGGCTGCCAACTATTACCGATAACCAGATCACCGTCGAACCTGGCTCGATCTGTGTCTACATGAGTCGCACCAGTCGCGCCGATCTGGTTACTCAGGCCGCTTCACCCGCCAACGCTCTGCGGATGGTGAAGCGCGGTAAGTGGTCGGTCAAGGGGCGCTCGGAACTGTGGGACCCGGTGCGTTGCGACGGCACCAACTACGCCGTTGAGGGACTGGAGGCCGACTGCATGATCAAGGCCGAGGCCGATCCGGTCGTCATGGCACTGGTGCAGCACTTGCGGAACAACTCCGCCGTGGGCGATCCGAGTCGCGTGTGGGTGCGTATCGAGGCAACCGGCCCGGTTATCGAAACGGGCACCCCTGACATTCCATACCGTCTCACCATCGACTCGTGCTTCTTCGTATCGGGCATTAGCGAGGTCGGCCCGGAAACCAAACTGGAAGCCGCCGAGTTTAGTTTTGTATTCGCACATGATCCCGTGTTCGACGCCGGGGCAAACCCTGGCATCTGCGAGGTCGTGTTGACCAATCAGCAGACCGCACTGCTGGCCTAGTTCGGACGGTTTCAGCGCGGGGCCAGGGTCGCACCCGGCAAAGCGGTTCACCTCCGCCGCCTGCCCCGCGCTTGCAGCAGGAGGCTCGTATCGGATAGCAGGAGGAACTATCAATGCCAATCTCAGCAAACGGCGACGGGATTATTCAGGACATGCGGTTCAAGCGGGCCTACCAGAACGGCACGATTGACGAAACGCTGGCGTACAAACTACACGAGGTCTATGCGCCTGGAGCGCGGCATCCGTTGGTGGACACCGAGGGCAACCCGGTGCTGGACGACGAGGGCAAGCAGCGCGAGCGCGTGGAATACGTGTTTGAGTGGCTGGATCGGGTGTGCGCCAATCGAGTGTTTGCCGACGAGCAGGGCACGCCGCTCTCATTTACCGAGACAGCCGAACGCCACCCTGGCAAGTGGATCGGCGTGATGCACGAGATGATGGACGCGATTGAGAGGCACGCGAACCCAAAATTGCGGACGGGCTAGAGCGGCTGGCGCTGTTCCTGGCAGACCGCGACCTGGGCGAGCAACCCGACTGGGACAAGGACACGGACGAGATGATCGCCATTGCGCGCCACGTCTATCAAACCGACATCGCCGGGTTGCTGGATATGACGCGCAAGGACGGGCCGATCTGGATACAGCGCGGACGAGCGAAGCTCTGGGCGCTGGCGAATAAGCCGGAGGTCAGGTCACACTGAGGCGTTAAGCCAGATAATTGCAGCAAACATCAGTGCAGCAGTGACAATCAGTTGCAGGGTATAGCTGATGGTACGAGGCCAGGTTACTTCTCCTGGTACGGTAGCCACACTGAAACCGAGCCACGTCCCCAGGGCCGCTATGGTTGTCCAGGGCATTGACAGAATCGGGATAGCAAACCCGGTGCCAATAATCAGAAGTCCGAAAATGGCGAAGCGATGCACCAGGCGTTGATGCCAGACAGTTGACTCTTTTGCCGCCGGGGTCTGCGAGCGCATTGTGGCACGCACGGCAAGCACGATGATGACACCAGTGAGCAAGATGACAGTAATAAGCAGTGGATTCACAGTAACACCTCCTTCTGCGGTGTATTGTAGCATAGTGGGGCACGGATGATAAACGCAGCAGCATTAGATGTCGCTCTTGGTATTAGTGGTGTCGAGGTCGTCACCACTGGACTTGAATCAGTAACCAATGCCTTCCAGACTGCCGTAGACACGGCGGCGCAGGCGGAACTCTCGCAGTTGAGCCTGCGGTCACTGGTTGGCTCTGAGATGGTGGCGACGGGGCAATACCGTGACCTTGCTGCCGCCACCGACGAGGCCACGGTTTACGCCCAACACCTCTACGACTGGACAAAGCGCCTTGCCATCCAGTCCCCCTATGAATCACAGGACATCACGAACGCCGTATCGCTCGCTCAGGCATACGGCTTTTTGTCCACCCAGACCACGAGCGTGGCCGTCGCACAGCAGGCAGGCGTTATCAGTACACAACGCCTCACCGCAGCCACGCTGGACTACCTGGCAGCCGCAGGCAGGCCCAGTCATGTGTTGGAGAATATTATCACGCCGCTCGGTCAAATCAAGGCAGTCGGACGCGCCACGGGCGAGGAGATGCGCCAGTTGTCCGAGTGGGGCGTGCCGGTGCGTCGCTACCTGGCGGAAGCCCTGAACGTCTCCACGTCTGAAATTGTGCAGATGCAGAACGAGGGGCGCTTGCTGGCCGAGGATGTTATCCCGGCAATCGTCGAGGGATTTGAGCGCGACTTCGGCGGCGCTGCTGCGTCGATGGGTGGCACGATTAGTGGCCTGCTCTCCAGTATGAGCGAGCTATCAAGCTACTCCCTGGCGGATTTCTTCGGCCCAACAATCGAGGCAGGACAGGTCAAACTGCAAGAGATGGTAGACGCCCTGCAAACTGCCGAGGTGAAAGCAGGTATTCAGGAATGGGGCGAAACCACAGCGAGTGTCCTGGTAACGGTTGGTAGTACAGCCGAGACAACAGCCACTATTATCAGTGAGGGGTTGGTGCCTGCACTCGGCGGCGCTGCTGTTGCCTGGACTGCCTATCGCGCAGCCAGTTATGGTACTATCGGCCTTGCGGTTGCTGAAGGAGTTATTGCGACAACACACGCCATTCGCGGCGGGGTAGCCGCAACCTATGCCTGGGTAGCTGCAAATCAGGCACTACTTGCAACCTATGGCGCATTAGCGGTTTCTGCGGCTGCGGTCGGGGCAACGATCTACAAATACCAGGAACATCAACGAACCCTGGACGATTTCGCGGGTAGGCTGGTGAGCAATTCTGATGCCTGGGATGTGGCGGCACGGGCACAACAAGCCTACGCAAACGCCTCGCCAGAAGTCCAGGAGCGAATGCGCGGCGAGATCGAACAACTGGAGCAGCTGCAAGCCAGCACCGAATCAGCAACCCGCGCCGATCTTGACCAGGCTTCTCGTGCCCACGGTATCCACCAGAGTCAGGCAGAAGCGCAACGTATTGCCACCGAAAACGCCCGCATTCGTCTCGGCGAGGTAGAGAATCTAGCACAGGGCATCCTGAACGAAGCAACAGCATCACAGGCGTCCGAAGCCGCCGCGCTCGCCAAAGCCGAGGCCGACCGTCAGGCCGCACTTGAAGCCGAGCGCCGAGCCGAGCAGGAGCAAGCCTTCCGCGAGGACGCGCTGTCCAATGCGATTGACTTCGGACGCGCCCGCCAGGAAGCCGACGCGGAATACCAGGTGGCGATCACCGAGGCGAACCAGGCCCACGCGGACAAGCTGGCGGAGATTGACGAACAACTCTCTGAGAAGCTGCGGGATGAGCGGCAGACGCTTGACGACGACCTGCTGAAGATTGAGCAGGATCGCCTGTCGGCCATCGCAGACGAACGCGAGCGGCACACCGATGCGCTGATTGCGATAGATGAGAAGTATTTGTCCTCGCTGCGCAGCGCCGCCGATGAAGCCGCCGACGCGAGTCGTAGCGCGTTTGCAGAGAGTGTATCAGCCGACGTGGACTTCCTGGGCGGCAGTCGGGATCGCCTGGAAGAGTTCAACGAGAAACGCCGCACCATTCAGGCGCAGGGCGCGTGGGCGTGCTATGTCGATGAAGAACAGAAGGCGCTGGTTGAGCAGGAAGCGCAGCAGGCACAGGCGTATGTCGAACAGGAGCGCGAACAGTCGGCGCACCTGGGGCGCATGCTGGTAGACCGCGCAACAGCTCTGGCGCTGATGAACGGCATTTCCGGCGAGGCACTGAATCAGATGACCGCCGGTATTCGGCAGGCGTTCGGTGTGCAAGCCAGTATCTCCGACCTGATGTTTGCCGACGCGATTCAGGGGCTTGACCAGTGGGCCGCGTCCGGCGGACAAAACACCAGCGCCGTGATTGCCGGGTTCAGTCAGGCGCGACAGGAGGCCGTGCGGCTCACCCTGGCACAACAGGAGATGACCGAAGCCCGCACCCGCGACCTGGCGGAAGCTCGTGTGCAGGGTCGCCTGACCGAAGAGCAGTACATCGCCGCGTTGCAGGCGGTGCCCGGTGAGGTTACGGCAGAGCTTGGCCTGAGCGTGTCGGGGCCGGTCGAGAGCGACAAGGTGCTGGCAATTGTCGATGAGCGCAACGCCAGTATCCAGGAAGAAGAACAACAGCACACCGACAAACTGGTGGCAATTGACCAGGATGCCAACCAGAAGCGCACGGCGAGCTATCGCACCTATTACGAGACCATCACCGCGCTCCAGAACGAGTGGTACACCCAGCAAGTGACGGCAGCCGACGAGCAACACCAGGCCGACCTTGAGGCGGCGCAGACTCGGCACGAAGAGGCGATGACAGCCGCCAGCCAACGCTACGCCGATCAGATGGGCGCATTGAATGACCACTATGCCGATATGGATGAGGCGCAAAAGGCGTATATCGCCACGGAACTGGCGAACGATGCGCGACAGGCTGCAAGCCTGGATGCGGACGCACAACGCCAGATCGACCAGGTGCGTGCCGATTTCGATGCAGGGCTGTTGAGTTATGAGCAGTATGTCGCACGACTGGCGGAAATCTCGATGCGCGCACAACAGGCGTTGAAGTGGCTGACTGAAGCGACGCCAGACCAATGGGGCGAGCGTACCCCGCGACCAACCGGGCCGGGGCAAGACCCGATCCCCTACGCGCAAGGTGGGTCGTTCGGGGCTTACGACCTGTTGCGCGTGGGCGAATACGGGCAAGAACTGGTGATGTTCACCCGCCCCGGTGTGGTGATACCGAACAATATGCTACGCAGTCTGGAAGCCCAGCGCAGCGCCCCCGGCGTGCTGGTGCCAGAGGTACATGTGGGCGTGAGCGCGCCGCCGGTGCAGGTCTACGCGCCCGCTCAGGAACGCGCCCCGATCCCGCAGCAGGCCGCGCCCGTGCGTGGCGAAGGCGTGACCATCCAGGTCAACATTCACAACCCGGTGGTGGACACACCAGAGCGCGAACAACGCCTGCTGGCAACCATCCCGCGTGTGGTGCAGGAGCAGGTCGGCAGTTGGATTGATGAAGTTCGAGCCACAAGGAGGACGCAGTTGTGACACGCAACCCGTTTTTTCCGCTCATAGACGAATTGAACGAGTCGATGGAATGGCGCATCAAACGGCGCGGGGCCACGCAGCGCCGCACGAACCAGCGGCTCTATGACCGCACGCGCTATCAGGTGAGCGATCACGGCAGTGCTTATGACAGCGAGGGCATAGAAGCAGGACACCCGTCCGATTGGTCTGACGCAAGTGCCAGTGATGATGTGAATGTGTCGGCAGGAGCCTGGAATATCGGCTCGAATGCCGATCTGTCCTGGGAATACACCCGCACAACTGATGTTGACTTCTCGGACATTACCGACGGCTACCGTCTCACCTGGCAGTTCGGGCCGCTCTGGTGGCGAGATCGGCATACGGTTGATGTGGCCTACACGTTCGCTATGGCGTCGGGCGCGAATGAAATTCAGGCGCGGTTGCAGTTCGATAGCCGTTTGGATCAGTGGTATCTGTTGGGCGGGGCAACCATTGGCGGCTCACTCGTGTACGGCGAACCGTTCTATCTGTCAGTGCCGCTACAGATGCCGCTCTGGTTGCGCGTGGCAGCGCGCAAGACAGGGAGTGCCATGTCTCACGCCCATGTTATGGCAAGTTACGACAAAAGCCACTATAGCGGTTCCGAGATTTTCATGGCTGAAGCCATCCATACTATCACGACTCCAACGTTACGAATGGCGATGCATCGCGCAAGTGTTGACAGTAGCGCCGTGTTGCGCATTGGCGCTGTAGACTTCGTTGAAACGAACTGGTAGGAGGAACCATCATGCCCGCACCAGGCTTTCTGACATTCGGCGGCGTGGAATGCCTGTTGCGCCGCGAGGACAATGGATTGGACTTCGTGCCAGTGGGCGAGGATCAGTTCGACGATCAGTACCACCCGGAGAGCAACGAGGTCACACGCCATTATCACGGCACCACGCCCGTCTCGTTCGCCTGCGAGGTCATCACGCAGAACGCTTCCGACTTCGGCGCACTGGTGAGCAAGCGCGGCACGCCGCAGACGTTTGGCAATACCACAGACAACTACCTCTCTGGGTCGTGGTCGATGGTATTCAAGGGTAAGGCCGGGGCGTATATGGACGGCACGCATACCGTGCAGGCTGAATTTCTGAAGGTGTAACCATGCAGATTGATCCGACGGTTCGCTATCGGCACTACAAAGAACTGTTTGCTATGGTCAACGGACAACGCTACCCGTTGTCCGAATTACCCGCCCGCAGTGTGGCAATTGACGGCACCCGGAGCACCTGCGACGCGCCCATCCGTGACCTGTTGCCGCAGGACGTGGCGGGCATGCCGATCACCGTTGAGTATAAAGTCAACGGCAAGCGCGGCGTGTTCTACCAGGGCATTGTCGGGCAGCGCAACTATGGCGTGCCGCCCGTTGATCGCACGGTGCAGGCGTATGATATTCTCTCACGCATCGACCAGGCAGAGGGCGAGGAGTGCGGCAGCGCTGAAGGGTTACTGTTTGACAACACGCCCTGGCCGACGGCGATCCGACAGGTGCTTAACCGGGCAGGCATTGCCGATACTGAGATCGCCAGCATCTACGACCCTGGCACGGTGTTCAACGTGGGCACCATCGAGCCGATTTGCCATACCGCAGACGAGAGCCTGACGAGCATCTACCGGGCATTGCTTACGATGGTAGGCGCGGTCGGCTGGTGCCTGCCCGCCAGTGGACAGGTCAAGATTGAGCGCTTCAGTACCATCCCTCCCGCCAGTCCGAGTATTGCGATCAGCAACACGGCGAGCAACGCCTATCGCTGGAACAAGGCCGATTATGTCGCAACGGGACGCGAGCGCATTGTCAAGCGCTTCACCTGCACCGGCGGCGAGGTTGAGAATGGCGTGGCGGTGGAGAGCACCTGGGTTGCGCCGGATATCGAGGTCGGTATCAATGACTCCGAGTCGTGCGAATACTGGCAGACACAGGCCCAGGTGGACGCGATGGCGCAGTGGTACGGTGAGCAAGCGTGCCGCGAGGAAGTCACCGTTGAGGTAGAGGTGCCCGCCGATATGGGCTGGTTGCCCGGTCTGGCGGCGGCATTGACGGTCGGCAAGTTGGGGCTGGCGTCCGAGCCTGCGATGATTACCGCCGTGCGCACCGACGGCGTGCGCAGCACCCTGACATGCGCGATAGGTGATAGCAAGATCACCGGCTACCTCGATACTCTTGCACCCATCTGCGATTTTGCTATGCTGATTGTCGCAGAGCGAGTGCTTATCTCCGGCCAACCGCAGACCATCTACGATGTATATGTCGATGCCAGCAGCAGTTACGACCCGGATGGGGAACTTGTGAGCTATGCGTGGTCAGTGAGCGGAGCGACGCCGTTGAACACGGTGGTACAGGCAGCCCAGACGACCATTGTCCTGGATACCCTGGAAGGCGTAGAGATCACCCTGACCGTGACAGACGACACCGCACCGCCCCACACCGACACACTCACCAGGGCCACCGACGCGCCGGACGTGCAGGTGTGGACGCGGGTGCTGTCTACGGCGTGTTGGTCAAACGGCTGGCGCATTCTGGTCGATCAGAGTGGATGGAAGAGCTTCACACGAGCCGGGGAGAGGTGTATTGCAGTTCCAGCCTACAACAATACGGGGCCATTGCTTTCATTCTGGAGTGATGGCAAGGTCTTTCGTTGGGAGGACTACGACGCCGACCCGGTATACGTTGGAACGCTGCCCGCCGTGCCTCCCGACAGGTCAGTCATCTGGGTGACTGAAGGGGTGCCAGAGGATATATGGGTAACCGATGGGAGTATCTGGGCTTACCATAGCACCGATGGTGGCGTAACCTGGAAGACGATTGATCTTGGCAGCGGCAATTATGGAATGGGTGTTGAAACAGGCTACAACAACCCGTCGTATGTGCGCGTTGCCACGTCTGGCGGGGTGCTGCACAGCTATTCGAGAGGACAAACCTGGGAACAAGCGTGCACCGTTGCCGCCCCTCCTGACGTACGTGCACGGGTATTAGCCAGCGGCTTTGGTCTGCACCTGACGACGTTTTTGGGCACGAGCGAATTGCCTCCTGCCGATATTGCGCGTTTCGATGACAGTGAAGCAGCGTCAACCGACTGGTCAGGTGTCGCATCGCCGCCTACGGGACTGGGGGAGATCACCCCCCTGCTGACCACGCCTGGTTTTGTCGTTGCGGAGAGGCGTGCCCCAGAACGCTTGTTTGTACTGACAGGCGACGCGTCCAACATCTTTACCGCATCCGAATTGAACGTGCCTCTACTTAACAGCTTGTTCGGACTGGTGCGCGATGGGCTTTTGCCGGATGTTATCTATATCGCTGGCGAACTAACCTCAAAGCTCCTGACACTCAGTGACATGTATCAGATTGATACAATAAAAAGTTATCAAATTGGCTACGGCGCATTATGGGTTGCCATGCCGCCTGCGCCTCCTGTCAGAGTATTCATGACTGCAACGAATGTAGCGCTACAGACCGGGCTTTTTGTGAGCGAAAACAATGCATGGCAATACATCACTCATAGCGACGGCGGCGAAGACAGTTTCTATGTGACGAGCGAATGGGGCACATGGGTCGTCAATCGTGTGCTGTATGCTATCGACATGTCTGAACCAGTTTTAACGACGCAGACCGGCGCGACCTTGCAGCCGTTAAATGGGATCAACCCAGGGTTGGGTCATAGTACAAAACATGGCACTACACGTCAGTATGTCATCAGTTCATATAACGACAACCCTGATAACCAGATAGGTATCGAGCACGGTACAAATCTGGCGTTAGGCACAATCCAACGATTGCGGCACGGTTTTATCGAACATCAGGAGCATCACAGCACGACGGTAAACAATATCGGGCGTTTTATTGTCCGAGATGCGGGTTCAGACGGTGCCCCCAGTTATTCCACGGTTGAGAACGGGGTTATAAACGAGGGCGCACTGAGTCCGTCTAGCGCGGTGGTTCCTATGTCGATGTTTCATACATCAGATTGGCGCTGGCTGGCGCAGAGGGGTGATGGTACGAGCTACGAAAGACCGAACGGCGAATGGGTGCGCATTGACAGTGATGGTAGCGTGAATACTTTATCGTTCACGAGTTATAGTGATGTCGTCTGGGCGCAACCAGGCTGCGCCGAGAGCAACCGAGTCTACCTCTGCCGTGATAACAAAGTTTATCAGTGCAATCAGTATGGCGCGGGCACGCCGGAGTTGATCTTTAACCTGCATGCACAATCGCCTACTGAGCCACTACCAGAGGGCAAACCTATTACTGACTTCGCTATCACCTCATTCACTGTCACTCATGATCGGCAATGGTCATACGACCTTCTGGCCGTGCTTTGCGAAGCCGATGGCAGTGATTTTGGTCAACGTATTGGCTTCGTCTATTACTCACGCGACAATGGTGTGACCTGGGAGAAGAGCCTGAATGTGTCCACCGGGACCAATGGCGAGCTAAACACGGCCTGGATTACGGAGGCATAGGCGGTCAGGGCTGGCTGATCGGTTCGGTTATCGCCGCCTCGACCTGGCGGCGAATCTCGCCCGCCTGCATTGCCAGGTTACCACCACCGCTTTTGCTATTCCAGAGGCGGCGGGCGATCTCACGGTTGCTGATCTCTGGCTCCTGCGCGAGCCATTGCGCTACTTTGATGTGGTGCTCTGTCCAGATTGGCGCGCCAGGCTGCGGAGGTGCGGTATATTCCAGGGCAACCGACGGCAGGAGAATGGCCTGTTGCTGAGGCTGTGCGTTGTGTTGTGACTTGTCCAGGTTGCGCATATCGAGCAGGTGGTCAGTCGCAGAGCCGGTGTTGTGGGCCACGACCCAGAGCGGCGAGGTGGTGCCCGTTGGTGTGGTAAAGCTCGGCGTGTCAATCCCGCGCTGTTGCCACCGTTTTGCCGCGAACGCCCCCGTGTAGATGATCCAGTCGAACGAGGCCATCGTCGCTTCTTTATCGCCCGCCACCCCCAGCGAGGCCACGGTGTCGTTGTGTGACACCGCGAGGAACGCGATACCGAATTTGCGCCCCTGCGTCAGCAACCGGGCGATCTCTTTCCCGGCTCCGTCAAGCTCCTGGACAATCGCCCGCCATTCGTCGGCCACCAGCGTCAGGTGCGGGAATTGCCCTTCGGTCACTATCCCCTCGTTAAGTTGCTGCTGGCGGCGTTTGAGTTCGCGGGACGCTTCATCAAGATACTGGCGTATCTCCTCATACTCACCGCCACCACCGACCACCTGATGCTGCCATTTGCCGGGGTAGTTGTGCGGGTCGAATACCAGATGATCGCCTGCGCGCAACGCCAACAGCGCGTGCAGGAGCGTGGTCTTACCACTGCCCTTGCCGCCGACAATCAGGATGTTGTCACTGCGGGCAATGGCAAGTGGTGTGATGTGTTCAATGGGTGGCGCGGTGGGTGTGGGCGAAGTTACACGAACAGGAGTGGAGGCAGGAGCAGATGGCGAGACATCCTTCGGCGGTGTTTGTACGTGCAAGGGTTCGCCGGTTATGGGATCGATGCCGCGTCGGATATTCCACCAGTCAAGCAAGCGACCATACCCCACGATCAGGGCCAGGAACCCCAGGATCGAAAGCGTTACCCCGATGAATGCCTCAAGGTCTGTCATGGATGCCCATCCTTCCTGCGTTTTCCGAATAATAAAATCTCTCCAAATCGTGCCGACACAACAGCAATGAGCAGCGAAACCCCGACTGTCACGCCCTGTATTATCCCCACTGGTTCCCCCGCCATGTGAACATCGACAAACAGTCGTACCCACGACTCGGTGAGATCGTAGGTGAACCAGACATCGGGGATAAACGGGATGGCGTACCAGTACCAGCGCGACTCGGCAAGATACCATTCCGCCACCATAATCAACAGTGCCGCCAAAAAACCGAGCATGTAGGTTATCGGTATCGAGAACACGACTGCGGGACCAACCACAGGCGCGGTGAACTCGTGGACCCATAAAGCCACTGCATAGCCAGTATAGCCCAGGAATACGGCCCCGAACAGGATACGGAACGGCTTCCGAAATGTGTCCAGTCGCCGCCGATCAATTGGTACACTGCTTGCAAAACGAACCGTCATCTATTCACCTCGTTTCTCGTGATTATACCACTATTGGTCAAGAAGATTCCGCCGACCCGCCAGCGCCTCGGCCACATAGTCCAGATAAGCGCGGGTGCTGTCATTGTCGCCAATATTCTTGTACGGCAGCATCACGCCGCTCATGCGATGCACACTCCCGCCAAGCTCCGCCATATTCGCGTCAATTCCCGACACCAGTTCGTTGAGCACCACCCGCACGTCAGGCTGCTGTTCGGCCAACATCTGCGCTCCCTGGTGAAGTGTGTACTGCTGGATTTGCAAGAGCCGCGCCCGCAGGATGGCTTCCTCGCCGTTCAGTTGCAGCTTGAGGTTGCGCACCAGGCGATCTTGCTGAATGCGTTCTACCAGTTCTCCAGAGGTGACGGGTGTCCAGAGCAGCGCGGGGATAATAATATAGCCAACCACCCCCACAAGTGCCTGCTGCCATGCGACCCCTGCCTCGGCTACAGTGGGTTGTGCCGACCACCAGCGCACCTGGGTATCATACGAATAGAGCACCAGGAACACGGCGCAGGCCACAATGACCCAGAAGCCCCAGGTCTGCGCGTTGATCTTCTGGAGTAGCATCCCGCCGGGTGACCAGGGGATGACAAACGCGGTGAGCACTGGCGGCGCAATCACCATAATCGCTGTGAAGGTTGCTGCCATCATGGGGTCGCTGGTCAGGTGCGATTGCACCCGCCACCAGTGCAGGGCCGACATCGCCATTGCGATCAAGCCCACCAGTGACAGTGCCAATGTACCCGCGAACAGGGCGTAGTGTCGCGACTGCTGCTGTTCGGCACGGGCCAGTTCAAAATCCTGCATCATCTTACCTCCAGTGCGCCATAATCCAACGGGTTGACATTCACCCACTGCCCGCCCTGCCGTTGCCAGACTTGATAATCCAGGTGCGGGCCGCTTGATTTGCCGGTGCTGCCGACGGTGCCGATCTGTGCGCCTGCCTGCACCGCCTGCCCATCCTGCACCACAAAGCTCGCCAGGTGTGCGTAGCCTGTCCTGTAGGTTTCACCCATCACCCAGACATGATTGCCACCCGGCCAGGAATCGGGCGTGATAGTGACGGTTCCGGCGTGGGTCGCATAGATCGGTTGCCCGTGCGTGGCACCCGGCCCGCCCGCGACGGCCAGGTCAATTGCGCCCCACGTCGCAGCGGGCGCGTGGGTGCCCACGGCGTAGCCCTGTGTGAGCACGACAGGCGCAACGCCGAGCGGCGAACCAGTAGGTCGCTCACCACCACCGCGCCACCCATCGACCAGTCGTTCAACCGTTTTGACATACAGATCAACGTCGTTCTCGAAGGCAGGTGCATAGACCGGGATAATCTCCGCCACGGTGGTGGTGCCGCGCTCCTGAATATATTCGTCATCAATCAGGCGATACCAGTCGGCAATACCTGCCTGCCACGAGGGATAATCACGGAAACGTCCGTAACAGGTTGGATAGCCCGCGCAGATGATATTGCCCACATTATGCGTGTGGGTGCCGTCGGGCTTCCATCCGGCCCAAGCGGGGTTCGTGGCGGCGCTGCTCTCGTGGATAAAGAACGCGATGGCGAACGCCGGGTCAATGCCGCGCTTCACTCCTTCCTCGTGCCAGATGCGCCCGGTGCCCTCGGCAGGCGAGCCTGCGTCGGCCAGGATGGTGTCGATCTGCTCCGGCGTGAGGCTGGGCGCAGCCTTGAGGGTGTAGTCGCCTGCGGTTGGCGGTGTTCCTGTTCCGACTGGCTCGCCGTCTACTTTGACTGTTATATCGCGCTGAACACCGCCCCCAGGAACAGCGAACAACCCGGCCAGATTTGCCGTATTCAGCGCGGGGATGCCAACGAACACAGGGCGAACACTTGCCAGGAAACTGTTCCCGTGTTGCAACAATAGGAACAGCAACACAAACAAGATCAGCAGGTCGCGTACCGTCAGCATGCGACGCGAGGCCACATAGAGCCGATAGCGCTCTGCAAGCTCATAGTAGCGGTAATCATCCACGTTGCGCCTCCTGTGCATAGTTCGTGGCGTAGGTGCTACCGAGCAGGGCTTCGCGTGCCTGCTGGTAGTCGTGCAGTTCCCGCTCGGCAACTTCTACCAGTCGAGTCAGGCCGCGCTCGACATTCGGGTTCGGTTGTTCACCTTCCCGATATTCGCGCAGGGCGCGACGGGCTTCTGTTACTTCTTGCACCAGGCGATGCATGTCGTTCGTGCTGCGCACGTCCCAGCGCTGCGTCTGCTGTTGGACGGGCAACGGCTGTGTGACAGCAGCAGGCTGTGCAGGCGGTTCAGGTTCCGGCTCAGCAGGCGTTCCGTCGCGTTCTAACAGCATCGAACGCAGTTCGTCAAGTGTGTCACTCTGCGCCGGTTGCTGTCGTGCGGCGTCGCTAAACGTAGGGAGATCGCCGCCGCCGTGTGACAAATTGGTGAGCGACTGCGTTAAACTATGTGCGATGGAACGTGCCACCTTGCTGGCGATCTCGCGTTCCATAATCGTGATCCAGTCGGCTACGTCCTGGCTGTTTGCGTCCGTCCAGTTCGCGCCCGTGCGCTCGGCCAGAGCGCGAAAGAAGTAGATGGCGCGTTCCTGCGCCTGTGTATGCTTCATGATTGCCTCCTGTGGTATGCTGTGTGCTGGGCAACCGGGAACAGTCCTGTGGTGTTCCTCGCGCCTGGTGTGTCCGACCACACCAGGGGTTGCCCTGATTATTCGCTGCCCATTATACGCTAATTCCTACGTCCCAAAAATCGTCACCGTCGTCGCTCGCGGGCGCGGGCGGCGGTGCCTGCTGCGGTTGCGGTTGCGGTGTTTGTGCCAGGGTTGTCAGTTCCCGGCGCAATGCGTCGGAAAGCGTGGAGTCTGCGAGCGAGTTGTACAGATCGCCCTGATGCGGCGAGATGTCCTCACCTATCTGGCGCAGGCCCAGCAGCAACACCCCGCGCACCACGTCCGACAATTGCCCGTGCTTTTCCAGGTCAGCACGCATTGCCTCGGTCATGCGCACATAGACCGTCCCCTTTGTCATTTGCCCGCCTTTGCTATGCGCTGCGCCAGATACGCATAGCCACGTGCAACGGCCATTTGCGGCTCTGCGACCACGGTAGCGTGCGGAAACTTGCGCTGGATTGCGTCGGTTAGTTGCGGTAATTCCGCCCCGCCACCGCCGATCAAAATAATGTCCAGGTGAGCGCCATTTCTCCAACGTTCGGTCAGGCGGGCGGCCACCGTTTCGCCGTGCCGCAATAGGGGCGTGTCCCATCCGTCCGGCAACGTCACCCGTTGCCCACGTATCCTCAGTGCTTTCTCGCGGATGGCTTGATCGGCTTCGTGCAGCGTCAGGTTGCGCTGCGAGAAGTTGCTGAGGAGGCTTCGCAATGCGCTTAGTGGATTGCTTGTGCCGATGTCCCAGGTGTCCAGTGACCCACTCACCGGACGCCTGCACAGCACCTCACTCACGTCTATTGTGAGATGCCCCATATCCACGACGCCCACGCGCCCGGACGCCAGCGCCTCATCGCCAACGACCGCCCCCGTGCTGTTGAGTAGGGCGGAATAGAGCAAGCCGAGCGGCTCTGCGATCACCCGAATCTCTGTGAACTTGTCCGAGCCTTCGCGCAAGCGGGCACCGAGCGCCTGGGCTTTGCCCATATCCTCGGCCTGGTTCGCAGGTAACCCGGTCACGCACACGCCTGGACCAGCACCGTTCAGGCTGGCACGTTGCAATGCACTGCGTACCAGCACGGGGATAAAGCGGCCATCTTCGAGTCGCCCGACAGACAGGTCGGTCAATGGCGATCCGATCTCCACATCTTCACCTGTCCAGAACTGTTGCCCGTCGTGTTCCGTAACCGTCGCGTTGTCAATCGCGCCCGCCAGTTCTGGCGCAGCGTGGGCAATTGCCGATGGGAACACCAGCGAACAGTGCTCGCTCCCGTCTTTGTTCAATATCACGTACTTGGTAAATCCGTGGCCGACATTCAAGCCGTGTACCAACATAAACCCTCCCCTTTATTGATAGAACGCTGTTCGTATCATACGGTTTTGTCAAGAGGTTGTCAAGTGAACGCAGGACAATTTCTTTAAAGCGGCGCAGGAGCGGCAGTTTAGTAGGGCAAAAAAAGTAAAACCCCGGGCATCGCACCAGGGGCTTTGTGTTACCTTACGTGCCGTCGCTACCGAATCGTCATCGGCATAACGACATGCACATAATCATCCTCGCCCACCGGCTTAAGCACGCCGGGGTTCTGCGCGGTCTGTTGTTCAAACGTCACCTGCGCGGTGCCCATCGCCGCCAGCGCGTCGGCCAGGAACTTGCAGTTGACCGCGATCTGCCCGCCGTCGCCTTCGACCATCGCCTCAACTTCACCGGCGTTGTCGCCCACCTCGGCGGCGTTCGCTGAAAGCACCAGCTTACCCGGTTCGTCACTGCCGGGTTCAACCGTGATCTTGACAATATTCTGGCTGGCGCTGGCGAACAGGGTTGCCAGCTTCAGCGCTCGTTGGAACGCCTTCACGTCGAGCACGCTGCGGGTCGTGTGCTGCTGCGGGATGATACGCTCGAAGTCGGGGAATTTGCCGTCGATCAGGCGGCTGTAGAGCACGGCTGCGTCGGTTGTGGCCTGTAGGGTGAAGGCGTTCCAGGTGAGCGTCACGTCGCCGTCACCCAGCACCCGTGCCAGGTTGTCCAGGGCGCGAGCGGGAATGATGACCTCAACCTGATCATCCGTAACCACTTCGGGCAGGACAATCTTCTTAACCGCCAACCGGAACCCGTCAGCGGCAGCCAGGGTCATGCAGTCGCCATTCAGTCGCACCAGCACACCAGCCAGCACCGGGCGCGATTCGTCCTTCGCTGCGGCAAACGCCACCTGCTCAATCGCTCGCTTCAGGGTTGGCGCGGGCAAGGTGACGCTGCCCTGCTGGTTTGCCATTTCTGGCAGCTTCGGGTAGTCCTCAGCGGCAATCCCGTGAATATTGCTGGTTGAGCGGGCGCATTCCACTTTGACTGTCTGTGTATCCGTGTCCAGGGTGAGCGTTACCTTGTCGTTGGGCAGGCCATTGATCACGTCGGAGGATAGTTTTGCGGGCAGGGTGGTGCTACCGTGGACTTCAACCTGTGCCGGGACGGTGCGGCGCATGCCGATTTCCAGGTCGGTAGCAGCGACGTGCAGGCCGTGCTCGTCTGCCTGGAGCAGCACGTTTGACAGGACGGGTAGCGGGCTTTTACTGGCAACGGCGTGCGACACCGTAGCCAGGGCGTGCTTCAGGTTTTCTTGTAGGGCTGAGAGTTTCATAGTTCATTTACCTCATCATCGGCAACAGCACCAAACAGGTACTCGTCGCTCACATATTTCAAAATAACGCGCCCGATAGCGGGGTGGGTGCGCTCTTTGAATGGCTTCACCACCACGCCCTCACGGATATGTGCGTTATCGTCCATCAGCGTCGTCTTGCCGCCACTGGCGTGGCGAACAGACTGGAGCGAGAAACTGCCTTCGTGTAACACCGGCACCATTGGCACCCCATACTCCTCGCAGAGCGTGCGAAAGTCCAGATAGTCCATGTACTGCCCATTGGCCAGCAGATCGAAGGCACGGAACGCAAGCCCCTGCTGCCCGTAGGCGAGGCTCTGCATCTTCTTGCCAAACACCTCCCCAAACAGGATGACCTGCCGATGCTGGCTGTTCAACCATGCCAACATCCCTTGCACCCCTGACAGCGTCCAGGGATACCAGTAGGTGCTGCTGACGTAACTCTCTGGCTCTTTCCGGCGCAGTCCCTTGCTGCCTGCCATTTTTACACCCTCGATCATCCCGACCCGGCATTGCGTGCCGTGAATCTTCTCGGTTACGACCACGGGCTCACCAGGAACGAGTATGTCGGGAAAGTTGCGCATGTTCTCAATGTCGGTGTACCTCACAAAGAGAGGGTGATCGGGAGCCGCATCCCCGGCAGTGACCTGGACGGGCGGCTCGTACTTCGTAGCACCATAGGCGTCTGCTACGTTCGCGCCCACCTGCCAATCAGCATCAGGCTCAACGACCAGGCCGAAGGATGGTTCGCCCCGGAGTTTCGCGCAGCGGATGCGCCCCTTGCTCAGATACTTCGTCACACCGAACCTGTCCGATACGTCTTCCGGTAGCACGGTGTCAGGCGGGAAGTAGACGACTTTCTCGCCTTCCTTGTGTTTGCCCTTTGGCACCACACACTGCCAGCCCAGGACATGGGCAATCTCCAGCCTGTCCGCGTTCGGGTGTGGTAATACCTGGTCTATCAGGGCAACAGAAACCTGCAAACTACTCATGATATAACCTCCTCTAGTAATTCTCTGATCTCGTCGCGCAATCCAGAACGGCAGGCGTGCCACCCCGTCGCGTCCTGTTGACTGGCGAGTTCGGCCAGCAAGGTCGCCGTGCGGTTGCGCTGTTCACGGCGCGCAATGAGCGCTTCGGCTAACACGGTGATGATTTCGTTGATCGCCTGTGATTCGTTGCTGGTAACAAGGTGAGACACGGCGGCTCCTTATACCTTCGCCTGTATAATCTCGGCGGGCTGAACCTGGTAGCGTCCGACATACGGACGGGCGTCCCGCGCCAGGCGCAAGAAAAGAAGTTGGGTGATACCCGCGCCTGCATACACCCTACTGGGGTACGGGGTTAGGTTGGCGATCTCGAACGTAAGATGCCCTTCCCAACCCGGCTCCAGTGGCGATATGCGGGCATCGATGCCGACGCGCAGATAGGTGGACTTGCCAACGGACAGCGCAATCACATCCGGCGGCATGATGAAGCGTTCGATGCTGCGCGCCAGCACGAACGAGTTGGGTGGAATGTCAACGTATGGGCCGGTGTGCGGCACCAGTACCTTGCTGGCTCCATCCTCGCATACGTCGATGGTGAACTGTCCCAGGTTCGGCTGACACACCTGCCATTCGTCGGCAGGACGGATCGAGCAACCCACTTCGTCCTGCCCGAACGAGGGCACCCGCCGACCGTTCAGGCGGCTCTCCTTCGTGGACACGTAGGGGTCGATCATCGGCGTGCCACTCATGCAGAGGTCGGCGATCTCCCCGGCGGACAGGATGCATCCAGGACGCGCCAGCAGCGATTGCAGCATCAGGGCATCGTTCTCCGTGCTGGTTCCCGTGCGCACACGGGTGAGCAGGTCGTCTATGGTCATGGGTATCGGTTCTCCTGTAGTATGACATCGGTCGAACTGGCGACAATAGGCAGACCAGTAACAATCAGGGCAGGTCACGCGGACACCTTCTTTCTGCGCTTGTTCGCCTTTGCCTGCTGTTTGCGAATATCTTCCAACAGCATCGACTCGGCGCATAAGGCATAGCCAATCGCGTGGGCGACGTGTTCATCGACAACCGCCCCATAGCGCCAGTGAGCATGGTCGATCATCTCATCTGCTGTGGCATTACCTTTACCCGTGAGTGTTTGCCTACCCTCGGCGGGCGACACCTTATAAAGCGGCTTGTTGCCGTAGGTGTGCGCCAGATAGCGGCACACGCCGACATATTCACTGAGCGAGCGCAAGGCGTTGTGGTAGGTGCCGTGCGGCTTCTCGACGGCCACTACATCATAGGTCAGGTTACGGAATACCGTTTCGAGTTGTTGGGCAATCGTAAGCAACGCTGTGGTGGTGCGCCCGCTAAACGTCTCGTGATACACCACCTTCTGCTGCTCCGTATCCAGGATTACGACGCCTGTCGGGTTGCCTGGGTCAATGCCAAGGATTCGCATGGTTCCGTGTCCTCTCGATTGTCGGTTGGTTCAAACGGCCCGAATAAGTATTTGCCCAACGCCAGGAGGAACACCAGTTGTGTTTCTGGCAACAGATCGGCTTCGGTGCCAGGGTTGGGGACGATAGACATGTGCCCTATAGAAACCATCAAAACACTCCTTCTAAATCAGGCAAAAGTTCCTTCACTTCAGACAGCGCCGCCCTTTCCAATTGGCGGGCGCGTTCGCGGGTAATACCGAACACGCGCCCGACCTGTTCGAGTGTCTGTTGCTGCCCGGTATCCAATCCGAAGCGCAACTCCAGAATGCGCGCCTTGCGTTTGCCATCATGTGTGTATCGGCGCAGGGCATCCAGGGCATGTTGTATTCGCTCGCATACCAGGTTGCGTTCAACGTGCTCTTCGATGTTAGACGTGTCTGCAATCAGGTCGCCAATGGAAGGACTTTTCTTGCTGTCATCGTATGCCGCCATATCCAGCGAATACGGTTGAATGTGCAGCGCATCAGATATACGCTGTGCCCGTGGCAAATCACAACCCGCGACAGCGGCGATCTTCTCCGGCGAGTCAAGTTCATTCGAGTAGTCCTTTTTTATTTTTATGATTTGCTCGCGCATATGAACAGGTATACGGATCGTTGTGTTGTGGTCTGCTATGGCGCGGGTGATCGCCTGCCTGATCCACCAGGTTGCGTAGGTTGAGAAGCGGTTTCCCTTGCGCCAGTCGAACTTGTCCACGGCCCGCAACAGACCGATGTTTCCTTCCTGGATCAGATCGCCCAGGGTCAACTTGTTGGCGGTTCTGATGTACCGTTTGGCAACACTCACGACCAGGCGCAGGTTCGCGTTTGCCAGATGATCACGGGCGTCCTGGTCGCCCTGCTCGATGCATTGCGCCAGGGCGATCTCCTGATCGGCAGTGAGCAGCGACACCTGACCGATAGCGCACAGGTAGTCGTCAAGCCCGTCGGCGTCCACGAGCACCTGTCCTGCATAGTCCGACATCAACCCGCCTCCTGTGCGCGTTCGTTCGGTACCATCCGCGTAATGCGCGGTTCGGCGTGCTCACTGTCGTCGTCGCGCCAGAGCGTGTCCATCGGCGTGGGCTTCGATTCGACTTCGGTCATGCGGTCCCGCTTCAGTGTTTGCTTAACCGTCGCCGTCACATCAATGGAGTCGTCGCAGGTGCCGATGATGGTGTCCAGGCGCTCGTGTAGCCAGTCGGCTTCTTCTTCGGTTTCGGCGTCAATACGTATCTGCGCCTGCTTGATCGGCAGTTCGCTGCCAAATAACTGCATGGCGCGAGCCAATGCGTCCGTTTCCTCACCGCTCAGGGTGAGGGTGATTGATGTTTTAACGTGCTCCATCCGTCAGCCTTTCCAGTTGGTACTCGTCCGCCCATACGCCCTCCACGGGATCGCCGTTCAGGTGCGGCGCATCAAACCGCACATAGTAGCGACGGGTGCCGTTTGCGACCGCTATATCCTCAACGGTTGCCCAGTGCCCACTGTAGGGTGTGTCTGCGATGAGCCGCACGCGGTCGCCGTGGGTGAACGAGTGTGTCATTTAGTCCTCTCCGTAGTCGCGTGTCCAGGTGCCATTATCGGCAATGCGACACACAATCCAATCATCATACGCCGCCTTCGGTGGTTCACCCACACCGCTCATTGTCCGCCGATCCGAGTGTATCAACACCCACTGCGCGCCTGCTCGTGTCCACTGCGGGTGCAGTTGTGTCCATTGGCCGTCGTGCGGGTCGATGGCGAGCAAGTAGCCGTCGTACTTCTTTTTCGCAGGCTGCGGTGGCAGTATCAGCAGTTCGTCCAGGCAGAGCCTCCACAGGGCGGCGGTCAACCGCACGTCCTCGGCGCAGTAGTCGAGCGCCTGGCGCATCTGCACTGGATCGCCAGAGCGCAGCCATTCAGCGGCTTTGAACCCGTCCGCCGTCTTGCCGCGACCCAGGTTCGCCTGGGCCAGTTCTTCGAGCTTGTACCAGCGCCCGGTGGCCTGCTTCGGAATGTCCAGCAGGTCGATCTGCGTAGCGGGCGGCCAGCCAGGGTAGCCGCCCGTGGCGCGGGCATACTCGAAGGCCACGAGTGGCAGGTCGAACGACAGGCCGTTGAAGGTGACAATGGTATCGGCCTGCATGAGATCGTTCCACAGATCAATCGCGCCCATCTGCCCTTCGTAGTCTCGGCGCTCGTCGTCGATGAAGGCGACGGCGCAACCGAACTCCAGTGCCATGAACTGCGCTTCACGCGGCATCCGTTTGATGGCGGTGTCGTTGAAAAACTTCAGCGTTTCAATGTCGAAAGTGATGGTGGTCACGCCTCTACCTCCTCGCCAACAACCCGCGCCTGTGTCACCAGCGCCCAGGTCTGTCCGTTCCAGTACCAACCGCGTTGCTCCAGTTGCGCGTACAGGTCATCTGAGGGCAAGTTCTGGATTTGCCGCGCCTCGTGCAAACTAAAAACCTGTCCGATGACGCCAATGGCGTTGACATATTTCATGGTCATACGTTCGTCATCCATTATCTACCTTCCCCCTTATCGGCACTACAGCAGGCTGCTCCAGTGCGTCTACTCGTTGCTCCAATCGCTCCAGGCGTTGCTCTGTCTCGTTTGCCGCGTCAGCCCGTTGCAGCATCGTTTCCAGATCACCCAGGCGTCCGATCAGGCGCTCAACCGTCGCCTCTTCTTCGTCCGTCTGCTGCTGGATTTGTTCAAGTATCTGCGCGGCCAGCTTCGGGTTCAGCGCGATGGCGCTACGCGCTTGCGGCAAGTACGACTTGAGTGCCGAGACGAACGCCGAGAGCAGTCGTAGATCGTCCTGGGTCTGGGTAATGTAGTCTCTACCGCCGCGCCTCAACCTTGGCATTGATCCCCTCCTTGTGTTGTCGTAGCTGGTGCAAACGCTGGATCAACTCTACCAATTGCCAGCTAATGACTGGCAACCCGCCTGCAATGTTCACCAGGAGCACCACCACAAACACGTCCCATCCGAGTAACCACCAGAGATGGAAGCCCAGGATGGCGTTTCCACCCACCACGGTGAGCCAGGTGAAGTCCGGTTCGTAGTTCCATCGTGTCCGCTTGATCCCGGCCAGGAACAGGCTATACAACGTGCAGGTGAGCACGGTCGATAGGTACGGCAAAATGGTATCCATTGGTATTCGTTGGTATCCTTTCCGACTTGCGGTAGTATACAGGTGATACGCAAACCATTACGTCTCGCAGGGGATGAACGCAAGGTAGCGATCAACAATCACGCGGGCTTCGTGCAGTGTTCGTGCTTCCCCGATCAACCGATCTTCATACCAGATGCCCGCCCGTCCGGTATTCAGATTCAACACCAGCGTGGTGCCACGGTGGAAGGTTGCGCAATAGGCGAATTGCCCATGGCGCTCCCAGGTATTTTTTGTGCTATAGTGCATCGTTCACTCCTCGGATGGTGGTATACTATGCGCAGGATCGTGCGCATACAAAAGATCAGCGCAGATGGCACGGGCCAGCGCGGGGTGACGGGACGCAAGCTGTAGCAGCTTTGGAATGCGCTGCCCACGCCGCCAGTGTTGCACTGTGCGGAAGCCAACGCCACCGAGGAACGCGGCACGCTGGCGGTCATTCGGTGCCAGATGTGTCAAAGTCTGGCGAAGATGTGTCCATTCCATAAAACCTCCATATGCGCAGGATTGTGCGCATATGGTTATTATACCCGCCATATAGATTGTGTCAAGAGGGAAAGAGTTAAGGAGAGCAAAACCAGATGACAGATGGTAATGGAGAAAGCAAGAAACCGCATACCGGCGGGCGACAACCGCTCGACTACAACCCGCGCATTGCGGCGTATCTCAAGAGTTTGCGCGGGCGAACCGGGATGACACAGAAGCAGGTGGCGAAGGCGTGCGGCGTGTCTGAGCGCACGCTGCAAACCTGGGAGGGCGTGCCTGCGGGCGAGGGCAGGCAGTTCAGTGAGATTTACCTGAGCCACGCCTACAAGCTCATGCGGGTGCTGGGCGGCGACCTGGAGCACTTTGCCCGGTTATACCTGGACGAAGAGCGGGATATTTTAGAGGACGAGAATCCGACGCTGCCGACGGACAGCGATACGCTGACAACCTGGCTCCAGAAACGGATGCAGCAGGCATCGTGGACAGCGGAGCAGGTCGCCGCTGCATCCGGGTTGGACGTGTATGATATACACGGTATCCTGGCGGGCAAGATACCGTCTGCCAGTCAGCTCTGGAAGCTCAGTCGTGGCATGAAGACGGATTTTCCCGGATTGCTCGCTCTGGCGGGCGCGCCAGTGGATACAGAAAGGACGAGTGAGCACGCGGCGTGGATGCTCCAGCATGAGGAGTTCCGTCCGGTGCTGCAATCGCTGCTGCAAGTTCCTGACGATGCGCTGCCTGCAATACGCGGCGTGCTATTAACGATTGCGCGGCAGTATGAAAAGCAACTTCCAGACGACGAATATCCTGAAGAATAGGATCGTTCGTTGGATCGTAAACATCGGGCATAGTCGAGGCTCCTTCGATTGTTGATAAGGGTTTCAGGTATTCGGTTATTATAGCATGGAGGTGTATGGATGCACGAATATACGTGCGTGTGTCGTTGGTAAAGATTGCGTAAAAGTTACGCCGCGTCGAACAGGGTGGAATGTAACGCTCCTTTCAATCCTGGTGGGCAAATGTAACTTTGGGGCGCGAAAGTTTCAATCAGGCCGCGTCGAACATGGTGGTTTGTCCCTCGGCGCGGCGATGCAGGGTCACAAACGCGAGCGGTGCGCCGATGCCCAGACCGAACGTGTACCAACAGGTCGGGAACTGCGCACCCTTGCCGCTCCAGCCCGCGTTCGGCATTTTGAAGTTGATGCGCTTGTCGGGCATCAGTATCTCAATGCCGTGCTGTTTGAACAGGCGTTGCGCGGTGCTGGCGGCGATCATCTCGACGGGCATCAGCAGAGCGAAGGGCTTGCCGAGCGCGTAGCAGCGTGCTAGCCAGTCATATTTGATACTATAGGGCGGATTGGTGACGAGCACCGTCCAGTCTACCGACGGTTCGTAGCGGAAGAAGTTCTGCCCGGTCAACACATCCGACTGTGCCACCGCGTAACCGTGGTCATAGAGCGCCCCGGCCAGGTACGCCTCGCCTGCGGCTGGCTCCCAGATGACCGTCTGCTCGTCTGGCGGTGGCAGATAGGGCAGCAGGGGGGTCGAGCGCATACGCCGGGGTCTGACAGCGGTCAATCAGGCTGCTCTTGTGTGGCGTGCCCGTGTGGTTGCGTTTGGGTTTCACGCGGCCTCCTTTTGTCGTTGCGCGTTGCGGTGCTGATACGGCAATTCACCCGGCGGCACGAACGCTTCCAGGTCGGCGCTCCAGACATACCAGACGCCCCACTTGATACCCGATAGCAAGCCCTTCTCTATCCAGTTATCTGGTGTGCTTTTGGCATACCCGCGCCGGCATGCCCATTGTGTCAGTCGCACCCAGTGGCCGTCCGCTTCGGCACGCAGGCGCAGCGCCTCGGCCCGGATGTCGGGGTCGGTGATGTGCTCTGGCTCCCAGGACATCCAGCCCTCCCGACACGCCAGGAAGTCCAGAATAGCATCCTGCGAGACGCGCCAGGTGCCCGCCTGTTTGCGTCCCTGTTTTCGCGCCTTGAGCCAGTCGCGCTCAACCCAGATGACAACACGCTTGCTGCATGACAACCCGAACACCCGCGCCACGTCCCGCGCCGACATCGGTGCATACCAGGCGTTTTTGAGCCAGGTCATCCCACCAAGGTGCCGCTTGGCGCGGATTTTGACGGCTGTCTCCGTGCGTCCAAGTTTGCGGGCAACCTCACGCGGGTGCTTGCCCGTTTCAACCATGTCGATTACCTCCTGGTCGTCCTGCGCTGTCCATCGCGGCATATACGCACGGGTGCGCGGGTCGATCCTGCCTGCTGCCACCAGGCGAGCGCGGCGCTGCACAACGCTCTCGTAGTTGCGTTCCAGGTGGGCGGCCTGCTCCCTGGCCGTGTGTGTGCTGTAGGTAGCAATCAGGTGGGCATCCTCTTCCGGCGTGAATGGCGTTGGCATCGTTCAATCCTCCGGCTCTATAACTCTGCCAACACTTGCGAACACGGTGCGGAATCGTTCGCTGTCCGGGCCGCGCACGACACAAAAGCCGTGCGCTTCAAAGGCCATGTCCAGCAAACCGATGCCAGGAAAGAGCGACAATACCAGCATCACGCCTCCTCCTCTCCGAACAGCGGCAGTGCTTGTTGTGCGAGCCTGCCCACAATCGTCTCGCAGTACCCCGCGTCCATCTCAATGCCGATAGCCCGCCGCCCCAGGTCACGAGCGGCAACCAGGGTTGTGCCGGAGCCTGCAAAACAATCCAGGATAACCGCATCGACTCGCGTGCTTGTCTCGATAATATCCATCATCATTGCAAGCGGTTTTTGTGCCGGGTGCTTGCCTGGATACGGTACAACTGTGCGATAATGCCACATGTCCTCACGGTGGCGAGCCATCGCTTGAAACGGGCGGCGGAGGTCTTCATACTCGCGGCGGAGGTCTTCATACTCGCAGCGGAGGTCTTCATACTCGCAGCGGAGTGCTTCATACTCGCAGCGGAGTGCTTGCCCGTTTGCTGCCCGTTGTAACGAGTTGTAATGCTCTTTTGTTGGTAGACACCATTGTGAACGCGCTATATAGTGGCGTGCTGCCATCGAAGCAGTACCACATATACGATTCAAATCGTCGCCGCGCCACCCCATTTTCTTGAATTCACCAGACAGGTATTCGCGCAACGGCTCAAACACAAACCCGCGCAACGCATCGCACTTGCTTGCATACTGACTTTCTCCGAGTGCTATACCATCACTCCCGTACTGCTCAGCAAAAATGCACGCCTCCCAGGGCGACAGGTACGACCGCAGTGCATCGGTTTGCGCTTTCTGGTGCCACCCATCGCGCTTGTACCATCTGATGTTGTTTAGTACGGCAAAATACTCAGCAATTAGCAACTCAACGTGTGTGGACATATCCGGCGACGCAAAACAGTACACGCAACCATTTGGCACCAACACCCGCTGCCACTCTGCAACAATTGTGCGCAACCAGTCCAGATAATGCGCACGCTTTGTCCACTGCCTATCCCAGTCATCTTCTTTGACTTTGTAGTACGGCGGGTCGGTCACCACCGCATGCACACTCTCATCGGGCAACGTGCGCAACACGTCAAGCGCGTCGCCGTGGTAGAGCGTGACGTGATTATCAGTGTGGTATGGTTTCACGGTGTATCCTCCGGCTCTATAACTCTGCCAACGCCTGCGAACACGGCGCGGAACCGTTCGCTGTCCGGGCCGAAATACACAAAGGCGGATGCGTGCTTCGCCTGACTGGTGTCAGTTCGGTCGGCGCTCACGAACGAGATGCGCTCGCGCACCAGGCAGGTCGGGTAGCGATCAAACAGGTCGGTGAACCACTGGTAGCCCAGCTTGGCGAACACGAGCAGGATCGCTGCCTGCACCGTGCCGCGTTCGTATTCGGCTGCCAACCGCCGCGACCACTGCGCGGCGCTGCCGTTGTAGGGCGGGTTCAGGAACACGCGCCCGTGCCAGGGCTTGAGCAAGCCGTTGTCGGCTGCGGTGTAGTAGCGCTGCGCCTGCACGGTGGCGTTGGCCTGCTCGCTGCTGGCGGGGTCAAGGTCGATCTCGCCAAGCACCTGCCGCACCAGGGCAATGCACCACGCGGGCGTGTACCATTCGGCGCTGCCCTGGCTGGTGAGTACCTGGCGCTGCTGGGCGCTGGGTAGGTAGGTGAGCTGGTGGGTCATGGTATATCCTTCTCTGGTATAGCATCGGCAAAGTGAATCAGTTCTTCGCCGCTCAGGGTGACAACCGTGCCATCGGGCGCGGCAACGAACCAGTCTTGCTCGGTGTCTGGTACACCGTACCAGACGGGACGCACGCGATACCCTTCTTCGCGCAACACCTCCCAGGCATAGTCCAACGAGTGGTCGGCATCGGCACGATCCAGGTGTGTAAAACCCACGGTTGCCGCCTTGTGGCGAGCATGGGCGGCGAGGTCTGCAATGGTCATACCTCTCTCCATTCCACAACACGACCGTCGTTGTCCAGTTCAGCGCTGCGCAACAGGCGGGCGGCTTCGCTCTTTGCCTCACGCAGCGGCAGGTTGCTCGCCAGCGTGTCGTAATGGCTGCGTCCCTTGCTATCAATCCAATACTCGACAATATCCCAGGTTGCGCTGCCTTTGCGCGATTGGCGCAGGTGCAGCCGTGGGCACAGGTAGCCATCAGTATTCGGCAGCAGCATGATCGCCTCGCGCCATATGATGCCCGCGTAGGTGGCGGGCTTTGTGTAGGTGATAGGGTGGGTCATGCGGCACCTTTGAGATGGTCAATCAGTTCAACTATCTGGTCATCAGTGAGCCGGTTGCGCAGCGCCCGCGCCAGGGCGGGGATGTCCTCTTTCGGGACGGTCATGGTGGGTTGTGTAAACCCTGCCAAAATAGCGGCGCGGTTGACCGACAATTCGCCCTCTTGCACTTGCTCGTGCAGGTCGGGGTGATCACGGGCGAGGCGGTCGAGTTTCTGTTGGGTTTTACGGCTTATACCATTGCGTTCTGCTCTTGTTGTTTGAGCATTGGGTAAATTACCCAATGCTCTCTGCTTTCCCTCCTCGCTCGTATAGTCACCGCCACTAGGCAAGCTGTCGCCCGTCTCCGCTTGCTGCACTCGCTCCCTGATGGTCTGCACCCGCTCGATAAACTCATCCGGGTCGATCCCATTCGCCTTTAGCATCGCCTCTGATGTGCCATACGGTTCCTGACTCGGGATAACCAACCAGGGCTTGCTAGGAAACAATTCATCCATCGTGCGCTGAAGCTCTTCGGCAGAGCGTGATTTTCGGTTCCACAGGTTCTTGAGTTTTTCAAGCATCTGCCAGCACCACTCAGGACTACCAACCTCTTTGTGCTCCAGGTGCCCATAAAGCGACTGGCGACGCTCCTGCTCAGCGGCATCAGGTGTTGCTACAAAACCGTGCATGCTGTCACCTCTCCCTTGCGATGATCTTGCTCCACCATCAACGCGGCCCGCTTCAGGCGGCGCAAGTCTTCAATATTCTCAACCTTGCGCACCGATGCCTTGCCGGTAATGCCTGCCATCCTGAACACATAAACATAGAGGCGGCTAGTCACTGTACCAGCATCAACATCTGGGAACTTGTGGGGATTCGTGATGACCTCGCGTTGCAAGCTCGGTTTAATCCCATCGAGAATATTGATGATACTCTCCTGGTATTGCCGCACCGTCTCATCGGTATTCTGATGAGCACCGGCGAGCGGCTCCTTGACCACGATCTGCATGCCAAGACTATCCATCAGGTTTGAAATCTGACTATAAGAGCGCGTCTCGTGCGGAGCGAACACCTTACACAACGCTTGCACAGAATCCAGCCGGCTTGCTTCGGTCTGATTTCGTGCATTGTCCTCAAAGTCGCTATGCCTGGCACTTATCGGCACATAGGTGGGTTTCTCGCTCCCTACCCGCTCCTTCTCATAGCTGCTCAAAAGCTCCTGCAAACTCGTAACCGTTTGCCCTCCTACATCACCAACGACCTTTTCAAAATTGGCGCGAGAGAGGATGTCATCAAGTGTGACCAGTACCATATGCCGGATAGGAGAAAAGATAGTTGCTCCCCGTAGCCATCGCTGGATACATGCGCCATAGGTACGAACAGAAGACAGGTCGGCAACAACCTTCACGCGACCCACATCAAGGCCAGCACCACCCATCTGCTTGACGATAATCACATCGCCCTTATTCTTTTCTTCGTTCGCAAAATCATCCAGGTTATCGCTGCCGGATTTCGAGGTTGCAATCAAGACGTTCAATGACGAATCCATTGCAGCGATAACCTTCTGGATACGCTTTGCGTGCTCATTTGTCTGGCTATCGTCGTCCCCTGTGTCGTTCCCACAAAAGACCATGGCCGCACACCGCTCATCACGCTGACGGAACAATTGCAATGCGGCGATCATCTGGCGGCACACCTCGTGAATAACCATCGTGTCACGGCTAGTCACTCGCAAGACTCGGCGTGCTTCTGTCTCTGAAAGCTCAGACAACTTAACTCCAGATTCCACATTAGCAGCCTCTATCTTTTCCATGTCTACATCTACTGGCAATCTCGACACCTCGCAAAGCGGGGAAGGGGTTTCCGCCCATGCATCAGCGAACGTGGTTTCGTGGTCTGGAATGAGGCGTATTTCTGATCGGGTGCCAGAATACAGGTCAACGATAACAGTGTCTTCTGTTTTTCCGGGGCGGGTTACACACTGAGTAATCTCCTCTTCTTTGGCGGTCTCGTAGCGAAACCCATAGAGTGTACCCGTTTCACGCACAGGGGTGGCCGTAAAGAGGGCGACATGCACATAATCCTTGATGACTGCGATTGTCTTGCCCCATTCATTGCCAGACGATACGGTGTGTGCCTCATCAATGCACACCAGTGCATTCTTGCCCGTTCTATTCTTCAGGCTCTCAAAGTAGTCAACAATACCCTGCTGCGCATCTCTCCAGGAATTCATAAGTTGAATAGTGGTCGAGACAATAGATTCATCATTGGGGGTTATTTTCCTGTGGAGGCTTTTGTCGCCAGGCCAGGTTGCGAGTGTTCGCATTCCCGGCTTGAACATCACTTTATAGCGGCGATTCATTTCATCGATCTTTCTCCTGGTCACTACCTGTTTGCGCAATGTCTCTTGTGGCGAGAGGATGAATGCCTTACTGATGATTCCCTCTGATAGCAACTGGATTGACGCGAGGCGCATCACATCACTTTTACCATATCGAGTGGGCAACACAATAGCAGTAGTTGCTTCGCCCTGCCGCACACGCTCGCACAACACGCTAAACGCCTCTCGCTGCCCCGGCCTTGCCTCCGACAAGTCAATCACGTCAACCATTGAACATTGCATGTTTTTTCCCTTCTTCAAATTGCACGAGCGGCAGAGCGCCTGCATCTCGTGGACATTCGTTCGTTTTGATACCGACCACGGCACGATATGATCCGCGTGCCAATCATCACCCAGGTCACACCCGCATACCTGGCATTTCCCATCGGCGGCATACCAGAGCACCGCCCGCAATCGCTTACTGCGCAGTGTTCGCTGCATCCTCGACTCCTGCTTGCGGCTCCCCCGGCAGCGGCATCCAGTGCGACACAAACGAATCGCCGTCCATAGGCCGTCCGTCGTCGCTATCCCCTATCACCAACCAGCCACCATCAGCGACCCAACCCAGCCACGCATCCCGCGCCACCCAGTCCCACACCAGCACCCGCTCGCCCGCAGGCGGCATCCGTTCAGTGCAGGCGATCCAGCCCGTCCGCGATTCCAGTTCGGCCACCCGCGCCCGCAGCGAGGCGAGCACCTGCTCCAGCGCCGCCAGCCGCCGCTCGTGTCCAGCCACCCGCCGCTCAAGCGCTGCCTGGGCCTGCGTGAGCGTGCCGGTGTGCTCTTGCAACTGAGCCAGCGCGTCGGCCATCAGTTCATCGGTTGTCTGCATGTATATTCGCCTTTCTATCAATTTTCCGCCAGGTTCTACGCCTTGCAGAAGGCATACAACGCCCATGGCCTGCTATCTGGCGCGTAGAACCTGGCGGGTTTCAGGTGGTATAATGCCAAGATATTCGTGTCTATCCGGGCGCAGTGAGACAGGGCAAGAGTATGGATCGAAAAAAGCTAGGCGGCTACGGGTTCGGGTTCGTATTCAATCAGTTCGCTCAATGGGATACCATAGTAGTCGCACAACTTGAACGCTGTGTCCAGCGATGGAGTCGTGCGACCATTCTCGAATTGAGCCAACGCCTGCCGACTGACACCAATATCCTGAGCAACTTCTGTAATGGTGACTATGCGTCCCAGGCGAGCCTGATGATTCAATCGCGCCTGTCGTATCTTATTGACAAATGGTTTCATTTGTTTATTCCTTCCAGATATTACCCTGCCCTTTATCCTAGTATACATTCAATTCGACAGCGTGTCAATACCTCTGTAAACCTATACTTGACAACAAGCAACCGCCATGCTATAATGCATCTATCTGAACAAACCAAAGCCCGCAGGTGTCATCAGCACCCACGGGCATTAGCCAACAGTTATCGGAGGTAACTGATGACCACTACTATTTTACCGCATTTGTACACCGAGGGCAGCACGAAGCCCCTGGCGTACACCGAGATCAAGACCGCATACCGCAACGGCACCCTCGGCCAGTTGCTCGCCGCGCTGGATGACGACGCGCTGATCCAGACCGCCCACAACCACCTGTGGGCGTTGCGCGAACGCCATATCTACACCACCCTTACCCACATCGGCCAGGTCTACGGCCAGTTGATGAGCGCCACGCTGCCGGAAGGCACAGCGATCACCCGCGACGGCCAGGAATGGCTGATGTGGCACGACGGTATGCCGGTCGGCGTGGCCCGCTCGTGGTGGGACGGCGCGGCGACGCTGCGGACGGTTGTTGACGAGATTGCGCTGGAGCAGGCGCGACTGTATGAGCCGATTGAGGCTATGGAGGTACTGGCGTAATGGGATACTACAACGACCAATCGCTCGGTTACGCCGGGCTGTCCGAGCGCGAGAAGGAAGTGCTGGCCCTGGCTGCCGAGATGCACAACAACGGTGTACCCGCGAGTCAGGCGATACAGCGGGCGATCAACGAGTATGAGAACCTGCAAGCGTTCGCGGCTCAGTGGGACGCGCAGAGAGGGGTGGTGACGGCGTGAACATCCAAGAACTGATGCGGCACTACGAGGACATCCGCTTCCGCGCTGAACTGGCGGAGGCGGATTACCAGACGGCCCGCGATGCGATCCTCACGCCAGAGCAGCGCACGCGACTGGCAGTATTAGAAGCGCAACACCTGGAAGATATGGAAGAAATCCAGGAGACGCTCAAGACCGCCGAGGCCCGCGTGAAGCAGGCGGTGGCGGCGCTGGGCGAGAGCGTGAAGGGCGAGCGCTGGCACGCGGTCTGGAGCAAGCCGCGCACATCCTGGGACACGAACGGATTGGAACGGTGGTTCAAGGCGCACGACCTGGACGCGCTGAAAGAGTTCAGGAGCGAAGGCGAGCCGAGCGTGAGTATTCGGCTAATGAAGCAGGACTAAAGAAAAAGCGCCCTGCTGCGCGAGGCGAGGCAGGGCGACCGATGACTATCTGGCTGGCTGACGACTACAGCCAGTATACCACGAAAGAGGAATGATATGCCGATTAAAGGAATTACCGACCGCAACCGCGTGCGCATCCCGACTATCGGGCATCTGCGCAAGGGCAGCGAGAAACTGAACGGCAAGTTCGGCAAAGACCTGGATGACCACTTCCGCTTCGACAGCGACGATCCCGCGCTGGTTGAGCGGTTCTACGAACTCTACGGCGACAAGCCAAACTACATTCGCGTGTCGCTGCCCTACCCGGAGGTGCGGCAGAACTTCGACCCCTATCTGGAGGAATGGCGCTCGACTGCACAGGGCGGGTTACTGTTGCGCCGGTGCGACGGCGAGCAGCAAGTCAAGCACCTGATCGAGAAGAGCGCCCCACCCGCCTACAGCTATGAACCGAAACCGTGTGACAGGGGCGGTAACGGTGGGTGCCAGTGTAAGAACACCACTCGCCTGGGCGTGTTCGTGACCGACCTGGAAGTGTTCGGACTGGTGGTCGTGCATAGCACCAGCCTGTACGACGCGCTGCGGCTCGACGAGCAGTTGAACGCCCTGTATCTGGTGCGCAGCGACCTGAGCTATATGCCGCTTGAGTTGTATCGCACCCTGGAAGAAGTGACAACCACCGACAACCAGGGCAAGAAGCGCAAGGCAGAGAAGGGCATCCTCAACGTCCGCCTGCAACCCGGCCAGGCAACGCGGTGGGTATTCACCGAGCGCCAGCGCAGCAATGCCGCCCACGCCGCGCAGCCCGTGGTGGACGAGGACACAGGCGAGATACTGGACGGGGCCAGCTACGACGGGCCGGAAGAGGATGATGACGCGCCGATGGAACCGCCAGAGATGGATCATGAGCGCGAGGACTTGATCACCGTGCTCTGCGAGCGCAAGCGGGTGAAGCGCGATGCATTCGACAACGTGCCCACCGAGAAGCTGCGCGAGATGGTTGGCGGGCAGGGCGTGGACTTCCAGAAAATCCGCGAGCGCAAGCAGGCCAGGAACGAGCCGGTGGCGGTGGGCGCGGACGGCGACGACCTGAACCCGCCGTTTTAGTCATAAAGACAGGTACGTGTAATTGGGAGTTACACGTACCTGGGTATTTTTGGAGGGTGCATAATGCCAATCCCCAACACACAACTCAACGGCTACGAGCGGCGAGCGAACGCCCTGCTCAACCGCGAGACGGCGGCGATGCTGCTAACACTCATCTACGAGGTGCGGGCAATGCAGGCGGTGGTACACGCGGCGGATCGCTATCGCTGCGCTGTCGATATTCAGGGCGACGTACCGCACGCGATGGGCGCGCTGCGGCAGGCGTTGGATGACCACATCGGCACTGGCCCGCGCACGACGGACGACGGCCCGGACGTGTGGCAGGAGAACGCACGCCTGCGGTCGCTGGTGTATCGCGTTGCCAATGAGGTGTGGTTGAGTGATATGTATCAGTTGCCGGATGATCTCCGGCAAGAATTAGAGGAGTATCGAGATGTTGAGTGAGGAGGTGCAGCCGTGACCCGCTTATCTACTGGGCTTATTGATGAGTCACCATTGCTGGTTTTACCAACCCTTGCCAGGGCTATTGGTGATAGGCCAGCAATGTTCTTGCAACAATTGCATTACTGGCTGAAGACCAGCAAACACATTGACGACCAGGGTAATGCCTGGGTGTACAACACGTATGCCGAATGGCACAAGCAATTCGACTTTTGGGATGAAAGCACCCTGCGACGAATCATCAAGTCACTGGAGGTATCTGGCGTTGTCCGAACCTGCAAGCCAGAGGCATCGAACTGGAAACATACCAAGTGGTACAGCATTGATTATGAGGCATTAAACCGCATCATAGCCGATCTGGGCAAAATGAGCAGATCACGATCTGGGCAAAATGAGCAGATCGATCTGGGCAAAATGAGCAGATCACGATCTGGGCAAAATGAGCAGATCATAGAAGAACAGAGATTACACAGAGACTACCATGACTCTCCTACGGAGAGGGACGCTTGCGCGCCCGCCGCGCCGGACACACCACCGACGTTTGTTGCTGACGACCCACAACCCGACACACTGCCTGCCCCGGAATCACAACCGCAGACCGAACCGCTCACACCAACCCTATCAGGCGAGGCGGACGAAAAAGAATCTATGCCCGCCGCCGCTCGTGACAAAAATCACAATGCACAGCCAGGGCACCCGCGCTCGTCCGCGCACCCGGCGGTGCGGGCGTGCAGGGAGATAACTGGACGCTCACCGAACCAGGTGCAACGGCAGGCGATTGTCGTTGCCATCGGTGATACCGAAGAGAACCTGCACCGTTGGCGGTCAACGCTTCAGCGCTACATGACCCAGGGCAGGAACCCGACGAACGTGGAATGGATGCTGGATTGTTACCGTCAGCCAGAGAAGTTGGAACCGCCGAAGCCGAAGAGCAACACGAAGTCATCACGAAAGGAGCCACGCAATGGCCGCAGAAACCGATCACGACACCCGGACGCAGCCGTCGAAGAAGGCGACGAGTCCAAGAGTTATCCATCCTACCTTCAGGTCTGAGCAGCCTGCCTGCGATGTGTGTGGTGGTGCTGGCTGGCTTGTGCGCAACGATGTCAGCATGCCATGCGAGTGCAGGCGCAATGAACAACGCCGCAAGCGTACAGCGCAGTTGCTCGACCACTTCCGCGAGGAAGCCGGGGCGCTCGCAAGTTGCACCCTGGAGAACTTCGACACGGAGCGCTCGTTGTCGGGCAATGTGGAATGGGACGACGGCCAGTTCACACCGGAACAGCAACGCGCCGCTCTGCGACATGTTCACCACCTGCTGAGTGAGTATGTGCAGCAACCCGGCGATTGGTGTTATCTGGCAGGCCCGTATGGGTCGGGTAAATCTCACCTGGCCGCAGCCGTAGCGAACGCCCTTGCGTACCAGGAGTGGACGGTTAGCTACGCCTCGCTGCCGGAACTGCTGGCGTTTATTCGCACCGGCTTCAAGGATGGCTCATCCGAGCAACGCCTGAACGCGCTCAAGGGCGCTGACTTCCTGGTGTTGGATGATGTCGGCACAGAGATGCTGACCGACTGGTCAGAGGAAACGCTGTTCCGCATCGTGAACCAGCGCTACCTGCACAACCGGGCGACGTTCTTCACCAGCAACATGCGGCTTGACGACCTGGATCAGCCACGACTTGCCAGCCGTATTCGCGGCAAGGCCATCGGTGACGACGGCGAGGTGCTGCTGGTGGCAGGTGACTGCCGCCGAAAGCGAGGTAAGCGATGACCACCACCGACTACACCAACGGCTACCGGCATGACCCTACCGAGCGCCAGTTGCCCGCCGACATTCCCGCCGAGCGCGCCGTGCTTGGCTCGCTGCTGTTGGAGCGTGATGCTATTATCGTGATTGCGCCCTGGCTCACCGCAGACATGTTCTACCTGGAGAAGCACGCCTGGGTCTACGAAGCCGTGTTCGCCTGCTATGAGAACAACACGCCGCCCGACTTGAGCACCGTCGCCAGCAAGTTGCGCGAACGCGAACGGCTGGAGCTGGTCGGGGGCATCCTGTTTCTCTCTGAACTGATCGCCGACGTACCAGCTGCGGTGCATGTCGAATACTACGCCCGCACGGTCGAGAAGGCGCACCTGTTGCGCCGAATGGTCGAGGTCGGTGGGCGCATCTCGGCGCTGGGCTACAACGAGCGGGAGGCGTTCGAGGACATCAGCGAGAAAGCCGAGCACCTGCTGTTCGAGGTCACGCAGCGGCAGGTGGGTCAGGACTTTGTGCTGATGCCGAAAGTCGTCGAGGACTACTACGACCAGCTCACCAGCGACGAACCAGACCGCTTCGTGCCGACCGGGTTCTACGACCTGGACAAACTTCTGGACGGTGGCATGCGTCCTGGTAACCTGGTGCTGCTGGCAGGCAGGCCAGGGCACGGTAAGTCGGCACTGGCCCAGGGCATCGCCTTGAACGCGGCAAAAGCAGGACAAACCGTCGGCATGGTCACCCTGGAAATGACCCGCGACGAGGTACTGGTCAGGCTCATGGCGATGGAATTGCAGGTTGATACCAGCGCCGTCGGCAATCTGGTCAAGGCGCATGACGGCACGGCGATTGAGACGCTGGCCCGCCTGCGAGATATGCCAATAGCGATTGAGGACACCGGCGCAATCAGCATCAGCGAACTGCGAACGAAGTGCAAGCGCCTGTACGCGCAGCGCCCGCTTGACCTGATTGTCGTGGACTACATCGGCCTGATGGTGCAGGATGCGATGACGGGCACGCTTGCGGCAGAGATCGGCAAGATCAGCCGCAATTTGAAAATCCTGGCGGGTGCGTTGGGCGTCCCGGTGTTGTGCCTGAGCCAGTTGAACCGCGAAGTCGAGAAGCGCGTGAGCAAGGTGCCGCAGCTTGCCGATCTTCGAGATTCGGGAAGTCTTGAGCAGGATGCCAACATTGTGCTGTTCGTCTACCGCGACGAACTCTACGACCCGCAGACCGAAGAGCAAGGCATTGCCCGCGTGATCGTCGCCAAGAACCGCAACGGCCCAACCGGGCAGTGTTTGCTGCGGTTCCGCAAGGAGAGCACCCGGTTCGAGAACCTGGCAAAGTATAGTGCTGCGGAGGGATACTGATGACCATCACGACCCATCACGGCGATTGCACCGCCCTGTTGCCAACCCTGCCACCGCGCAGCGTGCAGTGCTGCGTCACCTCGCCGCCCTACTTCGGCCTTCGTGCATACCAGGGCGTAACCGCAACCGCGTGGCCGGAGATTGAATACACACCGATGCCAGGGCTGCCGCCGGTGGTTATCCCGGCGATGGTGTGCTGCCTGGGCGACGAAAGCGACCCGCTCGCCTACGTTGCCCATCTGGTGCATGTGTTCCGCCTGGTGCGCGTCCTGTTGCGCGACGACGGGACGGTGTGGTTGAACCTGGGGGATAGCTATGGCGGGGCACGAGGAAACATAACGCCAGCACCACAGACGAAATGGCAACATATCAGTGCTGACACACCAGGCAAGGGCAAATCAGGGTCCGAACGCAAACAACTGCTGCTCATTCCCTCCCGCGTGGCCCTGGCCCTGCAAGCGGATGGCTGGTATTTGCGCAACGATGTCATCTGGCACAAGCCCAACCCGATGCCCGCCAGTGTGCAGGATCGGCTGACGGTATCGCACGAGCACATCTTCTTACTGGCGAAGCAGCAGCGCTATTACTACGACCAGCAGGCGATTGCAGAGCCATCGGTGAGCGACCACGGCAGCGGCAACGGGTTCAAGCGTCCTGCACGCCTGGTCGCTGGCGGGCGAGGCAACGATGAGCCGTGGGAGCCACAGCCCACCCGCAACGCCCGCGATGTGTGGCGTATTCCGACCCGGCCCTACTCCGGCGCTCACTTCGCCGTGTTCCCGGAGGAACTGCCGCGCCGGTGCATCCTGGCTGGGAGCAGCCCGCAGGCGTGCGAGCACTGCGGCGCACCGTGGAAGCGGGTGATGGGAGATGCGACACTGAACCTGGAACGCCCGCAGGCTCGACGAGCGCAGGCGCTTTGGCAGGAGCGGGGGTTGACCGATGCCCACTTGCAGGCTATTCGGGCGGTCGGGCTGGCAGACGCAGGGAAAGCTATCGAGACGATGACCGGCAGTGGGGCGAACGCGGAGGAGATGATCGCCCTTGCTGTCGAGGCGAAGCAGGTGCTCGGTGGCTACTACCGCGAGTTCCTGTTCGGCGGCAAGCAGACAACCGGCTGGCAGCCCACCTGCCGCTGCGAGAACGAGGGCGCGGGTCGCAGTGTGGTGCTCGACCCATTCGCCGGAAGTGGCACAACCTTGCGCGTGGCCGAGCGCCTGGGCCGTGATAGCATCGGCATCGAGTTGGGCGATTACGAACACTTGCAGCAGGAGCGAACCGCAGTGATACAGCGAGAAATGGAGATCGCATGACCACCCATAACGACTGGCGACCAAGATACACCGCCCGCCTGCACGAACTGTGGCGGCAGGAGCGCGAAGTAGGCAGCCGACCGGAAGCCGCCGACCTGGAGGCCGCCAGCCAGCAGGACTTTATCGCCCTGGCTCAGCGCAGTAAAGACCGCCGCGACGATGCACTGAAGCAGCAGATTGACAAGTTGCTCGACAAGGCACGTATCCTGACCGGCGAGCGCCGCGCCGAGGTCGAGCGCGCGGCACGACGGCTGGCCGCAAAACACACCGCCCCGGACCGCGTGCATGTCTGGCTGACGGAGTTCTTTCACCCCGATAGCGACGAGGCCCGCGAGAATCGTGAGGTGAGTGCGGTGCTGGCCGCGCATCTCCGCCGAGAACGAAAGCGCGACAAGCTCGCCCGTGCGCTTGCCGACCTCCAGTGGACACTTACAGCCCAGGGGATGACCTGGCAGGCCACGCACCCGGAGCACGGCGCGACCAGCATCTACGTTGATTGGCGCGACCTGCTGCGCGAGATCGACCGCAAGACACCGCCGCTGCCGATGGAAAATGCTCGCTCGGCACGCCCGCCTGCGCCCGAAGCGGTGTTCGCAGATGAGTAGATCATCCGCGAAAAGACACGTGTGCGGGCAAATGCGCGGCGATAGGGGTGTGAGTAGCGGTATGTATCGGGTTGGTAGAAACAGGCGGCTTAAAATGGCGCACACGGCGTCAGGTAATCGTTGGTGGTTCGTGCTATACTTTTAGCAGGCGCAACCCGAAGCGGTTTGCGCATGTTGAGAACGGATACGAAGTGGACACACCGGCAAGTTTGCCTGATGCCGTCTGGTATATCCTGTTGGCGCTCGGCACCTTCCTGGCGACAAAGTTCTGGGATTGGTGGCGAAAGCAACAGGAGGATACTAGAGAGTATCGACAAGAGCAACGCAGCAAAAAGGCAGAATACGAGCGCCAGCACGACGATCAGGTCGTCGCCGCGTTGCACGAGAGTTCGCTGGCGATGCAGCAGGTGAGCGGCGCGGTGCAGTCGGTATCGGCTACCGTGAGCAAAGTGATGGAATATCTGGAAGAAATGTCGCACCGGGACGCGACATTGCAAGGTTTCCATATGACATTACGCGCCGAGATGCATGGCGGCATCCAGCGCATCGAGCAAGAGCTTGCTCGCATCCGCGAACGGCAGGAGCAGATCGGCTCGGAGTTGCTGGCCTACGCGATGGGCCGTGATCCGAAGCGCACAACCGACCGTGCCACGCTGGAGCGCGACCTTGCCGAAGCGCAAGAACAACTGGCGCGCTATCGTGGTATTTCAGCACGTGACGTTGACCACTGGTGGGATACGGGCGGTATGCCTGGAGATGGGGGTGCTAATGTTGACAACGAATGATATTCAGGAGTTTCGCGGTCTGGTCCTCAGTAGTATCCGCGAGCTTGATGCAGGCAATGTGTCTGCTGTGCGTGAGACGTTGACGGTTATGTTGCGCAAGCTCACCGACGAGCAAGTGGAGCGTACTGAAGAGCAAGACCACACGACAGCCTTTGTTGATCCGAGAAATGGAGTGCGCTAATGCCTTTCTTGTACGAAGGCACTGGCTTTCTGTCCAGCGCCTTTGCCGATTACGTGACCGACTACGACTTCGGCCCGGTGCCGCCTGATTTCGTTGTCTTGCACCACACGGCGGTGCCCGACACCGCCGACGCGCCCATCGACCGCAACCCGTTGAACGACTGGCAGGGCACCTATGAGCAGCGCAAAGACCGACTCGATGGGATTATGTGCTACTACCGCGACCATCTCCATTGGGATCGCGGCCCGCACCTGTTCATCGACGAAACCTACATCTGGGTGATGACCCCGATGTATTACGAGGGCATCCACGCAGGGCACGGCAACAGTTATCAGCAGGGTGGCAAGTGGGGTTATTCCATCGGCATTGAGGTCATCGGCTATTACGACAAGGTGCCCTGGCCGGACGCGGTGGCCCGCAACGTGGCGCACGCCGTGTGTGTGCTGAAGCAGCGCCTCGGCACGTTTGAGCTTGAGTACACGAAGTGGGGTGGTGGTATCTCGATGCACCGGGACTACACGAACGAAAAGACGTGTCCAGGGCGACAAATTACGCCGGAGTATTTCGTGCCGATCTTCCGCGACTATTGGCAGCGGCACTTCGCAGGCACCACGCCGGAGCCGGATTGCACGAAGTCCTACCGCGTGATCGACCATATCGGCAATGGGCCGTTCCCGTGGGACAAGGCGGTCATCCGCACGGGGCCGACCACGCAGTCGGCCTTTGCTGCCCACCTGGGCGACGACCCGAATAGCATCCATCGCTGGTGGCTGGAGCCGGGAGAGGCATTCCAGGTGCGCGGCGTGGTTGCCGATGCCACCGGCGGCAGGGGGCGCTGGCTCTGGCTTGGCGGCGAGCGCGACCAGTGGGGGTTTGTCCATGAGAGTTTGGCGGGGAGGGACTGATATGCACAGCTACCACGCCCGCGCCGGGCTGTACAACGTAGACATCCACTGCGACGGCGACTATTGCGGCACCATCCACCTGACATGGCGCGTTGCCCATAGCATTCCGCACAATCCGTGGACGGCCCGCGTGCCCGCCTCCGCGCTGCTGCTGTCTCACTCGGATGGCATGCCGTTTCTGGCTGGCAGTGATGAGCCGATCTTGCTGGAAAGCGACGGCGAGCCAATTCCAGATTGCGTGCTGATCGTCGCCGCGCTGGTGCTCCAGAAGGAGCGCATACGCAGCGAGTTGATGCAGGCGGTGGAGGTGTTGTAGCGCTGCGCCTCTCGCTGGCTGGACGGCCCCGGCTTCGTGCCGGGGCTTTATGCTGCCCACGGATAGGTAGCCATAACTCCGAATTATAGCTATCTAATACCGCCCCGCGCCCTCACTCAGCAGCATCGGCCCACTGTTCAGGCAGCCCAGCCACGCCATCATCACCGCCATCACGCAGTCATCGTGATCGCCCTCCGGCGCAGAATAGCGCACCAGTCCGCTCGCCGTGCTGCTGGCTTCATACGCGGTCATCTCGTGGACAAGCGTCGGCTCATTCAGCAGCGTGATCGTGCCCTGCTCCAGTGCCAGTTGCAGCGCCTCAACACCGACCTTCTTGGTGGCGTTGCTGGCGACCCACGGCACCATCGGCAGTTCTGCGTTGACCAGTTGCTCGAACACCGGCCCGCCCATCGAGTTCACCTCGGCCACAATCGCCGTCGGCGGGAAGCGCTGCGCCAGCCCCAGCAGGCGGTTCATCTGCTGTTCGTAGCTCGTGCCGTGGAACCTGTCGAGATGCACCAGTGTCTTGCGTTCCGCGTCCATCACGGCAAAGGCGGTGAAGTCGCCCTGTCCGCTGTTGCCCGCCCAGTCGCAGCCGTAGACATACGTGCGCCCCTCCTCGCCCTGGGCAAGCGGCGCGGCGATGGCGCGGTCGTAGACAAAGCGAAACACCCCGGCCTCGTCCAGAAATTGCGCCATCCATTCCTGCAAGAACGTGCGTTCCGGCGTGTGTTCCTTCGCCAGATGGAATGCCCGCTGAATACCTGGCATCGGGTTAGCGTTGCTCGGAGCCTGCCAGGATTTGATACGGTGGTGGTTCTCCGCGAGTTGGCCTTGTTGCCAGAGTTTCCAAAAATAATTGCGGCCAAGCGGTGTGCTGATGAGCAGGATTATCCCGTCGCGGTCGGCCACGGTTGGCTCAAAGACGGCCTGGTAGGCATCCTCGCTAATCCTGCTGGCTTCGTCGATGACGACCAGATCGAACGACTCGCCGCGAGCCGAATCGGCATTGTCTGCACTGTAGATAGCGATGCTGCCATTGGTCTGCGGGAAGGTGACGGTTCGCTCGGACTTGTTGACCTCGACATAGGGTGTGCGTTTCAGGTGGGCGACTGATTGTTCGCAATATCGCCACAACGGCCTGCTGTTCTTGTAGGTCGGCGCAACCCATGCAACCTTTGCGCCGTTCGCCGCGCACGCCAGCGCCAGCGCCCCGCCCAGCACGGTCTTGCCCCAGCGCCGCCCCATCGCCACGATTTGTCGCTTCGCCGGGTGGCGGGCGATGGCCGATTGATCCGGGCGCAGTCTAGGGATGCGGAGTTGTGGTGTTTTGTGGTTCGTCGCAGACAATCAAATCACCCGGCCCGACCTTGAGTATTCGGCAGAGCTTCTCAAGCGTATCGAAATCCACCCGGCGCGTTTTATTCGCCCAGATGTAATACACTGCACTATACGACAACCCCGACTCTTTTGCCAACCGCCGCGCCGACCAGCGCTCCGGCTCTGCGATCTCCTTGAGTGCCCATCTTACCATGTCAACCTCACCTTGTATCTTGTTTGTGCTATCCCTATTATAGCACTTGCAACTATGTGTGCAATGTGCTATAATCATTATATGACTATAGCACGCTCATACAAATACCGGCTCTATCCGAACGCAGACCAGCAGCGCACGCTTGAGGCGTGGCAGCAGGCGTGTTGGGAAGTGCAGCGCGTGCTTATCCAGCAGCGTCGCGATGCGTACCGGCTGAAGCAACAGCAGGCGCGGTATGTGCCGACGGTCACATCTGGCACGCAGGGGAAGTTCATCACGCGCATGCGGGCAACCATAGTCCACTGGCGCGATGTGCCTGCTGACACGATGGGCGGCAACTTTGGCATCAGTGGGCGCGTTGATACTGCCTATAAAAATATGTTTCGCAACATCAAGGCGAAGCGGTTTCCGGCAGGCAATCCGCGCTGGGCGGAGCGGCCTGCTGATTTGGGTCTGGCGTTTCGCGGCTCCGAGCGAGGGACGCGAATTGTCGGAGAGAGCCGCCGCTATGCCTACTGGCAACTGGCGGGCGCGGGCAAACTTGGACACTTGCGCGTGCGCATGCACCGTGCCATACCAGACGACGCGGTTATCAAGCAGGTGCATATCACTCGCGTGAAAAACGACTGGTATATCTCGTTTAGCTGCGAGGTGCCAGAGCCGGAACCGTTGCCAGAGACAGGCAAGACGGTAGGCGTTGACCTGAACTGCAAGCACCGTGGCGACACGCAGGATGTCGCCGCGCTGTCGGATGGGCGCACCTATAGCCAGGATGATAGCATCCGTAAGCTAGAGAAACGCAAGCGTGTCCTGGAGCGCCTGGTCGCACCGAAGCGCAAAACCAGGGGCGCGGGCAAGAAGGCCGATCCGAACAGCAACCGCACGAAGCGGCGGCGGGCGCGTATTGCAAAGCTCCATCAGAAGACCACGCGCAAGCGCGATCACCAGCAGCACTACATTGCAAAGCGCATTGTGGACACGGCTGACACCATTGGCGTCGAGGACATCAACTTTGCGCACATGACCAAAGCCAAGCGCAAGAATGGCAAGCGCTACAAGCACCGGGGGCGCAAGCTGAAGCGCTCGCTCAACAAGTCGATGCAAAGCGCCGCCCCTGGCAAGTTGCGCCAGAAGATCAAAGAGAAGGCCGAAGCGGCAGGTCGCGCATACTACGAAGTGGACGCAGCCAACACCACGCAAGCCTGTAGCGCCTGCGGGGTGAAATCGCCGCGCAAGATTGAGCTTCGCACCCGCGCCTGGAAGTGCGGTGAGTGCGGAACTGAACACGATAGAGACATCAACGCCGCTCGGAATATTGGCAACCGAGCGAACGCGAAACACTATCCAGAGACACCCGTGTGCAACGGGCAGGTTGCGCGGGGCAATGCCCCAAGTGACGTGCGCAGGGAGGCGGAACGGTCTGCTAGTACGCCTGTGAACTGCGAAGAGGCGCACGCCTCAACGAGTGAGCGCGGGGTGCCATCCCCGACTGATGTGCAGAACACATCTGAACACTCGACTCTGTATCAACTACATATGTTTGACGAGTTGCAATGGTCAATGCGCGGTTGAGCAGGGTGCAAGGAGAGTTGTGAGCATCGTTGCAATCGTCAAACATATGTTGCAATGGTCAACACGCGGTTGAGTAGGGTGCAAGAGCTTCCTGGGCAAGCCTGTGTATATCAGCAGCAGCAGTTGCAATGGTCAATGCGCGGTTGAGCAGGGTGCAAGTATAATGAGGATCAGCCAGGACTGGAACTCATCACGTTGCAACGGTCAATGCGCGGTTGAGCAGGGTGCAAGCTCGTCGTGCTCCTGCAGCAGCGCCTTCATTGTTGTTGCAATGGTCAATGCGCGGTTGAGCAGGGTGCAAGAACAAGTACACGCAACGCTATGAGGTCACAGCCCGACGTTGCAATGGTCAATGCGCGGTTGAGCAGGGTGCAAGGGCAATGGTACAACTGTACCACCCGCCGCCAGGACTAAGTTGCAATGGTCAACGCGCGGTTGAGCAGGGTGCAAGAGGATGATGAGCGCCGATGTCCTGGGCTGCACTGGCGTTGCAATGGTCAATGCGCGGTAAGGTGAGTTGAGTTGAGGACAAATGGCTGCTTTCGGGCAGTCTTTTTTTTCATTATGCTATAATACCCGTAGATATTGGCGTAATCGCAGCGATGGAACGCAAGAAAGCTCACATGTCCGGCAGAGTGCCAAAATTCGCAGCCCGATTTCCAAAAGCGCTGCGCGAACGTTTGCGCCGCGATGTTGCGCGCTACAAAGCGCAACGCTACACCGAGGAAGAGATCGCCTCGCAGCTCACGGACGCATTCCTCAGGGACAACATCCTCACCCCCGACGATGAGCCGATCAATCGCAACCTTGTCCATTATTACTGGACAGAACTCAAGAAAGAGTGGCGCAAGCAGCGCGAGGAGGCGATTGGCGAACTGCACGACGCAACACTACTGGAGCTTGAACAGATGGCGGGCGAAGCGTGGCGAGCATGGGAGGCGAGCAAGGACGGGCGCACCGACTACGAGCGCATCCTGACAGGCGACGGCGACACGGGCGAGATGGCCGTGCAGCGTATGCGGCAGACTGCCCACGGGGGGCACGGCGACGTGCGCTACCTGGAACTGGCAATCAAGGCAATGGAGCGCCGCGCCCGGTTGCTGGGTCTGGACGCGCCGAGTCGAAACGAGATCAGCGGCCCCGGCGGGCAACCGCTAGAAATCAGGCCGTTCGACTACGCGCAAGCGATTGCGCCAATCTTGAGCGAGGACGAGGACACACTATCCAGCCCTGGTCTAGAGGAGGACGCTCAACGCTAGTTGAGAGAGCCGGTGCAACTCCGGCGGGCTGGTCCACACAACCTTATGGCGGCACCCGATATTTTATTCAAAGGCATCCCACGCGGCCCGACTCGCGCCTACACCGCAGACGTTATCCAGGCCACCGCGCCGCGCCTGGTGGTCATCCCTTGCACGGGCAGCTTTTCCCTGGCACACGTTGCCGTGCAGGCGGGCATCCCGCCCTCGGCCATTGTCTGCGGCGACATCTCAATCTACAGCACTGCCCTCGGCAACGCGATCCAGGGCACCGACTGGCGGCTTGCCCTGACCGAGCACGCGGGCGACATCGGCCACGCGGTCGCGGCCTGGCTTGACACCCCCATGCGCAAAGCGGTTGCCGTGTTGTATGCGATCCGCGTGTGTCAGTACGACGGCGACAAGCAGCACAAAGCCGATCATCGCACCGAACTGCTCTGCAACGCCGATCGCTATCTGAACCAACTGCACGAGCGCGTGCAGGCGGTTGCCCAGACCCTCGGCGGTCTTACCTACCACCCCCGCGATATGTGGGACACCCTCGAAACCCACCGCCACGATCCGGACACGCTGATCCTGGCAAACCCGCCGCGCTACAGCAAGGGTTATCAGCGCATGTTCAAAGGCATTGACCAGATATTCACCTGGGACGAACCGGACGCGGCGCAGTTTGACGAGTCGGACTACGAACGCCTGATGGAACTGCTCGGCAGGAGCCCCGCGCACACGCTGATGTACTATGCCACCCCCGGCGAAGACCCCACGCCGCTCTGGGGCGACCCGTGGCGGGCTGTGTTCGCAGATCGCCCCGGCAGCCTGCGTCGGGCTGCGGTCAACTGGATTATCGCCAATCGCGCCCCGTTGCCCGCCACGATTAACCGCGCCCGGATGGTGTCCGGGAAAGGCGTGTACCCGCTGTTTGACGGCACCGTGCAGCCGGACAGCCTGCTGGTTGCGCAGCAGATCAAGAAGGAAACCGGCGACTATTACCGCGATCTGTTCATTCACAAAATCGACAGTAGCGGCACCGAGCGCTATGTCGGGCTGTTCCTGGACGGCGCGCTGCTGGCGATTGTCGGCACCCATCTGAAAACTTTGATAACTGGCGGCGGAACACACCAGCATGCCAACAAGGATGCTGCGAATATGACCTTTGCCTTCAGCGTGCCGCACCCAGCCTATGCCCGCCTGCACAAGTTGACCCTGCTATCGGTGGTATCGGCCTGGTTCTGGCAGGATGCATTCGGCCATGAGCAGTGGTATGTCGCCTGCGGTGCGCCCGAAAACGTGCAAACCACGATGCTCACTGAGCACCCGGAGAACAAGACCGCACGCGGCATTCTGAAGCTAGACCGACGTGAACCGCAGAAGACAGGTGGCTACAAGTTATCGTATAGCGCGGCAATTGTCGCCCGTACACGAGAGGAGACAATCGGCATATGGCTCAAGAAATGGGCACCGCAGACCAGGGCATAAACGAGCGACTGGCGGCGATCAGTCGGGACATCCTGCCGGAGAGCCTGTCGCTGGCCTGGGTGTCGCTCGACCTGCTGCGCGAGCAGGACGTGAACGCGCAAAGCATGCCGCAAAAGATGTTTGACCAGTTGGCAGACAACATCAAAGAGGCGGGCGCGCCAGAGAGCGTACCACTGGTTGCGCGGGGGAACGATGAGCGCTACGAGATCATCAGCGGCCACCACCGCGTCCGCGCCGCTCGCGCTGCGGGTATGCAGGCGATCCTGTGTCTCTGTTATCACGGCCTGCCACGAGCGCGGGTAAAGTCCAAGCAACTGGCACATAACAGCATTGTCGGCCAGAGCGACCCGGCACTGGTCAAGCGCATCTGGCAAGAGATTGACGACATCTCGGCACGCTTCGAGTCGTTCATTGATCCCCGCGAACTTGACCAGAAGCTCAAGCCTGTCAGCGTGAAGCCGCCCGATGTCGAATTCCAGACACGGGCGCTGCTGTTCGTGTTCCTGGAAACACAAGCCCAGACCGTTGACGACGCGCTGGCGGCATTGCCCGACGCAGAGGCAGACACCGTGTATGTCGCGCATCGGCAAGATTTTGACCTGTTCCGGGAAGCCCTGGCGCGGGTGCGTAAGGATTGCGAGATTGTCGCCCCGGCCACCGCTGTTGCGCAGATGGCACGGCTGGCGCTGGCGTACCTGAACGATTGCGCCGATTCGGGTAAAGAACATACGAGCGACACCTGAGATAGCGCGGCACAATCGGCAAAATCGCCTCAAATTGCCCTCAAAACCTATTGACATCACCATACCAGTGTGCTATAATAAGTACATAAGGATAAAGGATTACAGAAAGGAAACACTGGTATGGAAATCACGAACGTCAAACTCTCACAGGTCATCGCAGGCAACAACGACCGTCGGGCATTCGATCAGCAGGAACTTGAGGAACTAGCCGCAAGCATTCAGCGCGACGGCCTTGCACAGCCGCCCACGTACCGTCCGCTGCCCGACGGTCGTCTGGAGATTGTCGCTGGCGAACGCCGCACCCGCGCCTGCCGGGACGTGCTCGGATGGACAGAGATACCGGCCATCGTGCGGGAACTGGACGACAAAGCGGCCAGCACCATTATGCTGGTTGAGAACGTGAACCGGGTTGACCTTGACCCGATGGCAGAGGCGGCAGCGTACCAGGAGCGTATTGAGCGCTTCGGCATGAGCGCGGCAGAGATTGCAGAAGCGACGGGCAAGAGTAAAGAGTATGTCCAGAAGCGTGTCGGCCTGCTGGCGCTGGTTGACGACGTGCGCAAGATGGTTACGAGCGGCGCGCTGCCTATCGGCCACGCGGAAGCAATGACCGGGCTGTCGGAATACTATCAGACTCAGGCGGTGAAGATTTTGAACGATACCGCCGGAATGCCGCCGCTGCGCAAGTTTCGGGCGATGGTCGGCGAATTGCAGGCTATCCAGGATCAGCCCGCAATGTTTGACCTGGAAGCCTATAGCCGCGAGAAAGTGGCGGAACTGGAGAGCAAGGGCAAGCGCACGCAGCGCGCAACCGGGTTGCGCCGCAACGGCAAAATGCCCAGCATGGAAGTGAAGCAGGGCGGCACTGCAAAGGTATTGCTGGCCTATATGCAGCAGTTAGAGGACGCTGGTCTTGGCGATGAGGCACTCGCAGTCAGCACCTTACTAGACGAACTGGTCAAGGCGAATTACGCAGCGATGTAGCCGCCCGCGCCCCTGGTGCAACCTGACACCAGGGGCGCGAATTGCCTTTTGTGGCGGCAAATTCCTTGCAAAATTCCCTTATAAACCTATTGACATTACCATACCAGTGTGCTAGAATAAGAACATAAGAAATTAGTGATACGGAAGGGACAGAACGATGAATGATATGTTTGAGCGGGCAGGCGTGAAGGTAGACGGCGGTGGGCACAACCTGCTTGACCTTCCGATGTTCGCACAGATTGAGATCGACCGCCAGCGCGAAGCCGCCCGCCCCGCGCCCCGCACCCATCTGGTTGTCTGCCCGAATTGCCAGCAAGCGCACGTCACGGCCTCGCAGGCGGGTCATAGTAAACGATACGGTAAGTGTTACCACTAAGCAACGAACCGGGCGACCTGGCTGGTCTGGGTCGCCCACAGGAAAGGATAGCGACAATGCACACGACACACACGATTTACACCATTGGCTATAGCGGTTGGAAACCAGAGCAACTCCGCGACACGATCCACGCCCTCGGCGCAATACTGGTAGACGTGCGCTTCAGTCCCCGCTCGCGCCAGCCGCAATGGGCGGGCGGCAACCTGGCAAAGCTGGTCGGCGCTGGCAGCTACCGGCACCTGAAGGCGCTCGGCAACGAGAACTACAAGAACGGCGGGCCGATCAAGCTGGTCAATGCCCAGGCAGGCGTTGCGGCGCTGGCTCCCATCCTCGCCGAGCGCCCCGTGGTGCTGCTGTGCGGCTGCCGTGATCACCACACCTGCCACCGCACGACTGCCGCGCACGACCTGGCAGACGCGCTGGGCGCAACGGTCGAGCACCTGTACCCTGGCAGTGCCCCGAAAGGTACCAGCGCCGCGCCCGCGCCCGTGGTAGAACAATTATCGCTGTTCTAAAATAGCGCGTTGCGTCGGCAAAATTGCCTCAAAATTCCCTGGTATACCTATTGACATTATAATGTCAGTGTGCTATAATAGATACATAAGGAATTGATGATACAGAAAGGACACACGACAATGTTTGAAGCTATTCAGATTGCTCACCACCAGGAAACGTTCGGATTGAAGGAATTGTCTGATGAGGAGCTTCGCCAGCGCGCCGCAGTGTATGGTATCGACACGAACCAGGACAGGAAAGCTCTGATATCTGCTATTATGCAGGCCGCCACAGAGAAGTACGCCCGATTGCTCGGTCGGTAGTGTAAGTAGCGACAAGCGAGGGCGGGCACCGCGCCCGCCCTCGGATACCAGAAAGGAAACACGAGAGATGACTACACGAGCACCCAGGGGCGGCACCACAGGCAAGAACGGAGAGCACTACGACGGCGGGCAATTCCTGCCCAGCAGCGAGCGAACGGTCAAGGGGTCAACGAAGCGCACCCGCCACAGCGCTGGCAAGCCGCGCAAGGTACAGGTGGCACCTTTCACCTGGGTCGAACCGCCATCTGCTTTTCATCGCGCTATCTATCGGCACGGTGGCGCAGCGATCACCGTGGTGCGCGATAGCACGGGCTGGATTGACCGCGATAACCCGGCGCTGGTGGCGTGCCCGCAGGTGAGTTATTACCAGGAAGACCCGGCCTACTATGACGAACTGGTTTCGGCATTCAACCAGGGCTGTCGCTGGGAGGTTTATGATAGCGAGATCGGCGGCGAGCGGGTAGGGTTGGAATAATCGGCAGCGACAAGCGAGGCGGGCACCGCGCCCGCCCTCGGATACCAGAAAGGAACCACGAGAGATGACACGCAAGAAGCAAAAGCAAGCCCTGGCAGCCGGAACTATGTTCGGCACGGACGACCTGCCCCTGTTCAGTGGCACGCCCGCAACGGGCAGCGACAGCCCGTTCATGCCCGAAGTCAATCCGAAGCCGGACGCGCCCACGGTGGATATGTTTAGTGACCCGGAGCCGGATGCGCCGACAATAAGCATGTACGACCATAAAACCTGGCACCTGATAAACTACATGAGCGGTCACACGGCGCTGGCAACAGGCCCGCGCCCTGGGTACACGCGAGTAGATGTCGCTACCTATCGGCGGTTTACCTGGCTGCGCGACAAGGGTGCGGCGGCGTATCACCACGACCCCGCATCGTTCGCCGTTGCCAGCCAGCAAGAGATGAACGGCATCCTGCGGTTGTTTGCCAGCGACACGACCGCCGTGCTGTTGGACACCTGCGCTGGCTACAGCCTGCACAATGATGAGCACGTCGTCGCGTATGTATATGTGGAACCCGCCGTTCCGTATCGCTGCCTGGAACGGGACGAACACGGGCGGGCGTGGCTCTGGGCATGCCGGGTCGAGGCCGATTCACTGGAGAGCTTTGTTCGTGCCTATCTGGATCAAGATCGCCTGAGCGGGCGCGACCTGGACGAATGGGTCGCTCTTGCCGAGATGAGCTTTAAGGGTGATAAGTTCTACTGGATTCACGCGGACGCGAGCACGACCGGGCAAACGGTCGCCTACTTCGACTCGCGCTACGAATGGATATAGTGGTGCAACCGCCCGCCCGTCCGCGCCCCTGGTACCCGGCCAGGGGCTTTGATATGCCACAAAATTGCCTCAAAATTCCTTCACAAACCTATTGACATTACCATACCAGTGTGCTAGAATAAGAACATAAGAAATTAGTGATACCGAAAGGAAACACGAGGCAATGGAAACGCGCACACAGGTTATATTGGATACACCCGAAGAGGGCGATACCGACCCGGTGGAAACCGCCCGTGCTGCCGCTGGTGAGATGGGTCTGGATTGCGAGGTTGACGGCGATGTGCTGGTCATCTATGAGCGCGGTGCAGGCCGGGACTACTACGAATTGGTGGAGGACGGCGACTGGCACGTCACCCACTGGCAGCTCATCGGCAGCCTGAGCTACTACGACCCGCCCGAACACCGCGACACACACGCGGGTGCTTTCGACACAGCACAGGCGGCACTGGACTACGTAACAGGGATGATCGGCTAGGGATAAGCAAGCGGGGCCGGGTGTGGTATCCGGCCCCAGATGACAGAAAGGAACTACCGATATGGAACAGGTAAGCCCGCGCATAACGACCCCGATAGGCTATGTTACTGGTGTGACCGAGCAAGCACCGGTGTATATCCGGGAGATTATGGCCGCCGCTTTTGACCACGTACCTGGCTGGCAGGTCTGGCACGACAAGAGCCGGAGTCCGTTCTGGGCCTGGGGAACGGAACAACCAGGGATGATCGGCCTTGCGGTCAACAGTGATTATCATCGGTATGTAAACACACGCGACACGACCGGCCTGGTGGTGAAGGTTCTGGATATTGGCGTTGTGGCCCCACGGGACTGGTTTATTATTTCTCAGTAGCCAGCGTTTCCGGGTGGTCACAGCAGCGAACGACCGCCCGGAATAGTCCATCGGTATCGACAAAATTGCCTCAAAATTCCTTTGTATACTTATTGACACCGTGTTACCAGTGTGCTAGAATAAGTGTATAAGGAATTGATGATACAGAAAGGACATACCGATATGGCAGAGCAGATTACCCCGGATGGCACGATGGAGCGGGCGACGGACATGGTACACGTCAAGATTGTGGAGGTTACGACAATGCCCCGCGATACCCGCACCTGGGCGAAAGTGGACAAGATGCGCCCGTTGGCAGGAGGCGGCTGGTACTTCTTCGGTGTGCCGGAATGGACGCCACTGGAGTGTGTGGCGCTCTTTGAGAAAGTGCGGTGATGCGTCGCATGCCGTAAGGGGGCGCTCGGTATCGACCGGGCGACGGGGAGCGCGGTAGCGGGAAGGCGCACAGAACCAGCCGCGAAACGCTCCAGCCCGCCAGGGCACCAACGTTCGGGACGCGGGTTCGACTCCCGCCGCCTCCACCATGTATACTATAAGACGAAGCCATTGGCGGATAACGAAAGGAAACACAATGACAATCGCAGCAAGTAAGACGTTCAAGAAGGCAATTGAGCAGTTGGCACGGCGCGAAGGCGTTGATCTGGCACTCCCCGGCGCGTATCTTCAGTTTGATATGGACGGCTTCCAGCGGCTCCGAATCGAAGTGCTGGCACCCGGTATTGTCGCGGTGGCTCACACATTTGTACAAAATGGCGATCTGATGTACGATCCTGAGATCGTCTTCTCGACCACCACGGTCGAGGGCTGGTCGCCCGTTGAATGCACGCAGCACCCGGTCGGCGCATACACGGTCTGTGCAAAGGTCAACGAGCGCGGCGAGATCACACACCGGAACGCCCGCGCCCAGCGGGACATCCTGACACTGGTCAACATCTGGGCGCGCAACCTGCGAGCACAGCGCTGGCTTGAGGATGCGACGTGTACTCGCAGCAAGCACGGAGCTGGTCAGCTTGTCGGCACAGTGCCCGTGCAAACATCGCTCTGGTAAGGCTAAAAATCCCCTCCGGATTCCCTTATAAACCTATTGACAATGCAATGTCAGTGTGCTATAATAAGTACATAAGTGAATTCGGATAGAGAAAGGAAAAACGTGATGTACTTCGACTATAGCCTCAAGCAACTCACGGAAGTCTACAATCAGGCCGCACAGAACGAGATGCCCGCACGCTGGCGCAGCGCCCTCGACCGCGCCTTCGGCATCCTCAAGGGTATCGACAGTGTGAAGGTCGCCTTCGCGCCGGACGGCAGCATCAGCGAGGCCACCATCCCCTCGCAGAGCGGCAAGGGTAGCTACACCGTCAACGGCCAGTGCTCGTGCGAGGCGGCAGCCCACGGCAAGCCCTGCGCCCACGCAGCCGCGAAGCGCCTGGTGGTTCGGATGTACGAAGCACAGCAGGCGTTGTCCTGCAAGAGTGTGACCCTGCGAGAGCAGCCCGCCAGTGCCGCCCCCGAAGCGCCGCAGATGACCGCCAGCGACTATGAGGCACAGAAGGCGGCGATTGAACAGAAGATTGTCTATCAGCAGCGCAAACTGGCGGAACTGGAAGCTGCCTATGCGCAGCAGCAGGGCCGGGTGGTCGAAGTGCCGCGCAAGAGCCGCGAGCAGGTAATGACGGAAATGGACGAACTGTTCCCACCGCGCCAGGAAGAGCTTACCCGCGAGAATGCTTTCCCTGGTTTTGCCACACGGAAACGCCCGGACTTGTTCAAGGATGAGGACTGAGACAACGACAAGCGGGGCCGAGCACCGCGCCCGGCCCCTGATACCGAAAGGACAGAGACAATGCACGTACACGCAGTAATCCAGATTGACGACCGCCGGTGGCTCCCCGATCTTCACGGCGCTATCTTCCACGCGCAGCGCCTTATGGACGGACGGTTCGTGTTCCGCGAGACGCACCCGAATCGCATCACTATCTGCGGCCCCGACCAGTGCCGCGTGCTGGAGGGCGAGGACATCCCGCCACAGTATCGCGTGCCGGAGACACAACACCCGCGCCTGCGCACCGAATGGGACGAGCACGAACAAGGCAAGCTGAACGTCTGGTTTGGTCGTCTGTTCCAGCGCGGCGTTATCCGCCGCCGGGACGTGGACGGGGTGGCTGTTGGCTGGCAGGTGTGGGATCACAATGGGTACAAGGGCGAAGCGCCCAGCAGCGCGGAAGCGATGAGCTTCTTTGCTGGGTACGACTGTACGTGGGCGCTTCATCCTCGGTATGGTTCCTAATAGCGATAAGCGGCAGGGTCGGCCCGCGCTGGCCCTGCCTGGGGGATAGATGAGATGACCGATAAAGAGCTTCTGAAGCATTACCGCGCCCGCAAGCGCGAACTGGTGGCACAGTACGGCAGGCGTGGTGAGAAGCACCCGGCAGCGCGGATGATTGGTGGTATCAACGCAGCCGCTCAGGAAATCCACGTTTTGACCGGCAAGATCAATAGCCTGTCGAAGCCGACAGGCCCGCAACCAACGGTTACGCCATTGATCGACGGCATCACGCCCCGCTCGAAGCGGCTTCCGGGCGGACACCTGTTGTTTGAGGTTCGCTTCGGCAGCAACGTGGCGAAGGTCGGCAGGGCGTTGGGTGGCGGCAACCTGTTCTATCTGGTGGTAGGTGATCAGATACAGGATGGCTACTATCAGACGGCAGGGCAGGCGATTAAGCGGGCGAAAGTGGAGGTGATGCGGTGACATCCTGCGACGGCAACGCCACCCACCCGGACATTGACTTTGCTACCGTCCTGCAAGACGGCGATTGGGAAGCCCGCAATCTCTACCACTGCGAGGTGGTAGAACAGGGCACCCGTGCCGCCTGGGTCGAGGTGTATCACGGCCCCGACACGGGCGCGGGCAGCGTGTGGCTGGCGTGGTACTACGCGAACGTGCGGCAGAACGAGCCGCACCCTGGCTACTTTACCGGCGACGAGGTGGTCGCCTCGCGCTGGCTCACCTGCGAAGATTGGCACACCGTCCGGCAGCGCGTGTGGCGGCTGCTAGAAGAGATTTGAGAGCGATGATATGACACAACAGGTTGTTAGCTACGGCGGCGGTGTGCAATCCGTCGCTATGTGTGTCCTGGTGGTGCTTGGCAAGTTGCCGCGCCCGGATTATATCGTGATCGCAGACACCGGACGCGAGGCCACGTCAACATGGGAGTATCTGGACGAAGTGATGCAACCGTTTCTGGATCGCGCCGGGTTGCGCGTGGACATCGCGCCGCACGACCTGAGCACGGTTGACCTGTACTCGCACAAAGGCGATGTACTTATGCCGTTGCACACCAGCACGGGGCAGTTGCGAACCTACTGCTCGGTGGAGTGGAAAAAGCGGGTTCGTAATCGTTGGCTGCGGGCACAGGGGGTGCAACAGGCTGACATATGGATCGGCTTCACGTTGGACGAGCGACACCGCGCTACGCTGAAAGATAGCGAGAAGTGGGTGACTATTCGCTATCCCCTGCTTGAGTTGATGCTCACCCGCGAGGATTGCGAACAGGTGATCCAGCAGGCCGGGTTGCCCTTGCCGCCCAAGTCAAGCTGCTGGATGTGTCCGCATCGCGGCAACGCGCAATGGCGCTATTTGCGCGACAACTACCCGGACGACTGGCAGGCGGCGATTGAGCTCGACGAGGAGTTGCGCCACGCTGCCCCGCTGGACACCGCAGACGATGATCGCCTCTGGTTGCATCGTGACCGCGTGCCATTGGCGGAAGCCGACATTGACCGCGAGGATCGTGGTGTCAATCGGCAGTGTGGGCTAGGGACGTGCTTTCTGTGAGGTATCCTATGGCACAATCAACCTGCCTTACCCTCTTTGCTGGCGGCGGCCTTGCCGATCTCGGCCTGGCTGCTGCTGGCTATCAATCCGTCGGAGGCATCGACAACGACCCGACTGTTCGTGAAAAGGAGGCTGTAATGCCGAAGATGACACCCGTTGACTTATATCGCCTGCTGGAGCCGCTTCAGGTGGGCGATCTCACACCGGCTGGCTTGTGTATACATGGGCCGTATCGCTGGACAGTAACCGAACGCATCGAACAACCGGCGATCCTGGTGCTCTACCTGGAAGATCGGGACGCGCCACAGCATATGTTCTATGGCTACCCAAAGTGCTGGATTGCTACGAATGCAAACAAAACGGTATGCTGCCATCCCTATGCGGAGGGCATCGGCAGCAACAAAGCGCTTGACCTGGTGCATCAGCAAAAACACCATAAGGGGGAAGATTGTGCCATTTAGACCAGGCGGACGACGAACAAAGGCGCAGCGCATCAGAGACAACACAATCACCCCAGCGCCGCGCCAACCGGAATGGAAGCCAGGGTATTGCATCGAATGCGGGGATTCAATGCCGGACATCCCGGCGGCTCAGGCCGTGGGCATTGTGTGTCAGTCGTGCCACACACAAGCGGCGCTGCGCTATTTTAGCAGCAGGGAACCAACCCGATGAGTGCCTACCACAGCCACGGCGCGCCGACTGGACAGGATCGACACTGGCGCTGTACACGCTGCCAGAAGTCGCTCGGCATCGAGCGGCGACACGGCCCAGGGCGGACGGGCGATCAGGACATCCATATCACTGAGGACAACCGCGTGCTCTGCGTGCGGTGCTACCATCGGGAGCAGGACGAGGCACAGCAGCCGCAGCAGTTGAGGTTGCCGCTGTGAAGTGCTACTACCTGACTCACCACTACGGCCCGCGCCGATGCCCACGCACCGGCCAGCGCCCGCGCTACTACACCATCGTAGACCCTGAGCGCGACGGGTTTGTGGTTCGCCAGTGGACAGCAGGCGACCAGCATATGTCGATTGTCGCGGCCTGGGTGCGGCGGCAGGGCGGCGACCTGGGCGCGGTCACCACCTGGCAGGGGCAGCGCGTGCGCGAGGTGTGGCTACCTGATCTGGCGCGGCGCTCGGTGGCTGCGCTGGGCGGGCTGGTGAGCGACTTCGATTGTCACCTGACAGGCGGCAGGGCCACGATCAAGAATAACCGATAGGCGCGGCAAATTCCTTGCAAAATCCACTGGTAAACCTATTGACACCGCAATACCAGTGTGCTATAATAAGTGTATAAGAATAAAGGATACAGAAAGGACACACGAGATGAGACGCAGCCAGGTAGAGTATCGACAGAACGGTGGGCACCGCAAAGACGTACCCGCGAGCGCCAATCGCCGCATCCGCAAGAACGGCCCCAAAGGGTTTCCTGCTGGCACACTGCCGAGGCCGGACGCAGCGACATACAGCGCAACCGCAATCGTTGTACAGATGGCAATGAATAGCTTCACAGGCGTGGCGAATTTCTCGGCCTACACCTTCAAGCAGATGTCAACAGGTGAGCACTACCCAAGCTGTCAGGCATCGCGCATTCTTACCGCAGATGGCACATTGATGGACTTCGCGCCGGATGTGTGGTCTGAGACAATCGCCTCCGCGCATGCTTCCTGGATTGCAGCAGCCAAGCCAGCTACATTCGAGATTGAGATACAGAAAGGAACCACACGATGACTATCACAGCGAACACCAACGGCATTCAGCATCAGGACGGCTTCACCTACCACGGCTTCAGCGAGCAGCAGCTTCAGGCGGCATTCAACGCAGTGAAGGATCGGCGCGACTGGAAAGCGCCGATTATGGCGACCATCACCCGGCAGCACGTTGAACTGGTCTACCGCGCCATCGTGTTCTACACGGCGACGGAGCCGACGTTCACGCACCTCTCTGGTGAGGTGTACCGGGTCGAGGCGATGGGCTACCGCAACGGCCCGGCGGCATAGGTGATAGCAGCAGGCGGGTCGGCAATGGGTCGGCCCGCCGGATACAGAAGGGATAGATGAGATGACAAACGCAGCGATCAGAATGGATTGGGACGACGGGACGGTCGGGTACATAGTAGTGTCAGTGCATGAAATGAGAAACGACGGCCCACGATTTAGGGTGGCTGACGGAGCGTTAAACGGTGCACACATACTATCTGCAAACGATATTCGAGCAAACTGGAATGCCTGGGTGAGCGATCTGATAGACATTGATGAAGTCCACGACGAACCGCCGCCAGGAGTGGAGATATACTAAGATGACCACCACACGCGAGGAACTCACCGTCACCCAGGCCGCCGAGCGCCTGGGACACAGTGAGCAGCGGGTTCGGGACATGTGCGGGCGCGGCGAACTGCGTGCCCGCAAGGTGCCGATGGACAGCGCGCCGTATGAACGGTGGGCGGTGGACGCGGCGGCGGTGGACAGGTACACCAGCCAGTCTGCTGTCGATGTCGATGCGTTGACGGGCAAGCGGGCACTGGTAGCAACGGACGCGGAGCAGGTTCCTGTCCAGGTGCTCGGCTGGATGCGCCAGGAGCGCAACACGGTTCGCGTGGCGCGACTGGACAGCGACGGGCGCACCGTCGTCGATGCGAGCGAAATTGTGGACGTTCACGACCTGCGCCAGCACCCGGACGGCCCGGAGCCGGAGGGCGGCGAGTTCTGGTATGTCTGCTCGAAGTGCGGACAGGCGAAGCCAGAGCACGACTATTACACCGTCAGGGCAGATCGCTACGCAGGCGGAACGAAGCGCGTACCCGAATGCAAGGCGTGCCACCTGGAAGGTAAGCGCGAGCACGACCGTGCGTACTACGCGGCCAACCGGGAGGACATCGCAGCCCGGCAGCATGCCGCCTGGAAGGCCAGCCAGGAGCGCGAGCAGGCAGCGCTGTGCGAGGCCGGGTACATCCCCACGGACGAGGCACAGGAGCGCCTGGGCGTGAGCCGCCAGTTCGTGGGCAGTCTGGCGAAGCGTGGTAAGATCGAGCGCCACCCGTCCCGGCGTGGCTGGTATGCGGCGGCGAGCGTGGATCGGTATCTGGAAGAAAAAGCGAGTATGTAAAAGTATGCGAAGGAGGTTGACATGAGACTGAAGATCGTCTATACGCCGGAGGATGGGTTGAAGTTGGTGAACACAGACACAGGCGAAGAGGTTGAAGGGTTTGTCGGTTTTGAGTATACGTGCGACGCACGCAAGAACCCGGAAGTTACTATCAAAATGCGTCGGATTGAACTCGACATCTCAGGCGAAGAGCCACCATTACAAATGTGAGGAACACATGAAAGCATTAACACTCACCCAGCCCTACGCCACGCTGGTGGCGATAGGGGCGAAGCGTATTGAAACCCGTAGCTGGAGCACGCGCTATCGCGGCCCGCTCGCTATCCACGCGGGCAAGGGGCTGGGGCCGGTGGGTGGCGAGCGTGGGCTTGTGGCGTTGTATCACGACGACGTTTTCGCACAGGCGCTCAAGGGCTACGCCTTGCCACGCGGTGTCATCGTGGCAACGTGCATCCTGATGGATGTGGTTGAAACGGTTGATATTGAGCCATCTGCGCAGCCACCATTTGATAATGGCCTGTATGTATCCAACGGGTATGTTTGGTGCCTGGATGATCGAGAACGCGCCTTCGGAGACTACTCATCAGGCCGCTATGCCTGGCTCCTGGCCGACGTGTGTCCGCTTGACCCGCCCATCCCGGCAACGGGCAGGCAGGGTCTATGGGAATGGACAGAGAGCGAGGTAGCGGCGTGAGACTGTGGAAATCGACCTCTCATGCTATTCCGTTGCCATATATGCAGAGTAGCGGACAGAAACAGCTTGAGAATTTTATGATAACAATAGGGTGCACTAATATCCGTTTTGATGCCGATGGTACGACGGAATGGGTACATTGCACTTTTGATGGCACACTCACCATCCATGAGTTGACCTTGTGCATTAAGGGGTTTTGTTTTGGTTATTGCAAAGGTTATGATATTGCAAAGGTTACGATGTCAGTGGGAATGGACTGAGAGCGAGGTGGCGGCGTGGCAGACATAAACCACTTCCAGTTCATCGGCCAGGTTGCCAGAGAGCCGCGTTCCTACCGCGCCCGTGGGCGACCCCCGGCGGTCAAGGTCAAGCTCGTTGACCCTGGTTCGCCTGTCGAGCAGGTCTATCAGCTTGACCTGATGGACGACCTGATGGACGAGGCCGACTGGATACGCGAGGGGCAGGTCGTCTATGTCGAAGGGCGCGTGGGGCTGGAACTCTGGCAGCACCCGCAGACAGGCGACGACCTGGCAACGCTCTACATAGACGCTCGCTATGTCAGTCAACCGCCCGCAACGGCACGCAAGGCGGCGCAGGATACCACCGACGACCCATTGATCGGCACGGTGGCTTATATCAACTTCACCCAGGACACCTGCACGCTGTCGATTGAGAGCGACGGACAGCGCTACGGGTTGCACCTGTCGGGCGAGATCGTGCATAAGCTCATCACGGTCTATACAGGCGATCAGGTGGTGATCGAACCCGGCCACCCGCAGCCGTCCGTCGAGCGCCGGGGCGACACGGCGTTCGTGCGCCTGGATACCGACTGGCTCACGCTAGAGCGGCGCTGGCAGGAGGCCCGCCAGTCGCAGACGTTGAACGTGCTGTCGCTGTCGGGCACGCTGAAACACCCGCCCCGGCAGGACACGACGAGCGACGGGCGCGACGTTGCCATCCTGACAATCGTGAGCGGCGACAGCCTGTTCACCGTCTATACCTACGACGGGCTGGCACGCGAAGCCAGCGCCCTGCACCCAGGCGACCCGGTGTTCGTGTCGGGCGTGCTCTCGCTAGAGGACAACCGCAGCGGCATCGGCATGCGCTATCGGTTGCGCGTGGATGCGTTCGACCTGGGCGACCCGGAGAACCACGCGCAGGCGGCGAAGGCGCGGGCGGCGATAGCACGGAGGGCAGGCTGATGGGGCGCATTCTCTACTGGCTGTTCGCGCCCATCTTTGTCGCCGCCGTCCTGGGCCTGCTGGTGCCGACCTGGGGCGCGATCCTGTTCGGCCTGCTCGTGTGGCTGGTCGAGGCGGCGAAGGCGAATGCGGGAAGCTGGCTGCTGTGGGGTATTGTCGGTGCGGTGGTTGGGCTGGCGCTGGCGATGGCGCGGGAAGAATCGTCGTAAAAATGCCCTACAAACCTATTGACACCGTGTTGTCAGTGTGCTATAATAAGAACATAAGGAATTGATGATACAGAAAGGAACGACACGAGAGATGACTACACTAAACCGTGACCAAATTGCCCGCGATGCCTTCTGGGATGCCAGCTTGTTTTCCGGCGAACTTGCACTGCTCGATATTGCCGATGTGTATGGTGTAGACAATGCCCGTGCGCTTGAGATGCTGCAAACTGGTGAATGCGAACACAATGGCCTGAGCCTTGAGCGTGCTATCCAATTGGTGAACGGGCTGAGTGATGAGCGGTTGTCCGACTACGACGATCTTGGAATGTTTGACTGATATTAACCGACAGAAAGGAACGACACCGATATGGCGAACGCAGTGCAATATCAGCAGCAGGGACCTTACAGCAAAGAGCAACTCGTAGCGGTAAAGTGGTTCCGCACCCGCGAGGGTATGAGAGCCAAGCTACCGTTCAACAAGCATAGCGGAAAACCCGCTATGCAGTGGTTCAAGCCTGCCGATGGGTGGGCACCGCGCCACAACGAGGTCACACTGGCGCGGATCGTCGATAGTGGGCGGACAATGGTGGTCGAGTTCGTGCCGGGTGATCCGGCAGAACTGGGGCAGCGCGTCTACGAAGAGACGCAAGCTGCACTGAAAGCCTCCCAGGAGAAAAAGAGGGCATGGGAGGCCGAGCAGGAAGCCCTCGAAAAGGCGGTGCAGGCTGCTGTCGAAATGGCAACCAATGATGATGCCATTGATGAGTATATCCGGGGGGCAAGATACGACCACATGTGGCGCACCTGGGTGCTCAAGGGCGAAAGCCGCCCGGAGCGCATCCTTGAGATAATGCGTGAGGAAGCCAGGGGTAAGGTCAAGTAATATTGTGCCCGTGTCCGTGGCATTGTAACGGCAACCACGTGGAAACTGTCGTCTTAACGGCAGGATGCCAGGCACACAGGTATTCGCTGTCACGGCTGTCTGTGTTCCACTTTACGGATAGTTCAAAGCCTTGACAGAGGTAATGACTATCACGAGGGTGTAGATGTCTGGAGGTGCAGGTTCGACTCCTGCCAGTTTCCAACCATACAAACCCCTGGTGATACCACCAGGATGTTATACCAGAAAGCCACCCTTCGCAGGGTGGTTTTTTCTGTATGCTATAATACCTGTAGTTATTGGCATATTGTAACGAGACACCCGCCAGATGAAACGTATCCGCCTGAGCCGCAACCAGTATATGCGCGCCGTCACCCTGGCCGACCTGGGCATCACCGAGTCGCCTCACGACGAGCAGCGGCAAGCCAGCCTGAAGCCCGCCGAGGCGTATGCGGGCGTGGCCTACCTGTACCGCGCCATCCACCTGCGGGCAGGCGCGGTGGCGCGGGTGCCGTTCGCTTTGCGCCGGAGCGGGCGCGGGCCGAGCGAGGTCAAGAAGGACACGACGCTCTATCGGCAGGTGCAGGCCGTGCTGCGCGACGCGCTGTTTCTGGTGGAGGCCGACCTGTGCATGTTCGGCACGGCCTACTGGCGCATCGAGACGAACGGTGTGGGGCGCAACGCCACCATCCGCCGCTACCTGCCCAGCACCATCACGCCTCAGTGGGACAGCATGGGCAACGTGGTGTCGTTCAAGCGCCGCATCAATGGCAAGGAGATGAGTGTCCCCGCTGAGGAGATGGTCTGGTGGTGGGAGCCGAACTTTACCGCTGAGACTGGCCCCGGCCCCGGCCCCGTGCAGGTGGCGCTGCGCAACGCGGGCGTGCTGTTCAATCTGGATTTGTTCGCGGATACCTACTTCTCACGCGGCGCGGTCAAGCAAACTGCCTTTTTTGTCGGCGGGCAGGGCGTGGGCGGTATGCCGCAGGTGGTGCCGCCCGAAGAGGCGAAGAAGATTGAGCACTGGTGGGCGCGGACGGTGCGCGGCGTGGCCTCAAGCTGGCGGGCAATGGTGATGCGGTACGGTATTCAGCCGTTCCAGTTCGGCACCGACCCGAAGGACATCGCCGCGCCGGAACTCACCGCGATCAACGAGCGCCATATCGCTGTGGCGTTCGGCATTCCTGTCTCGCTCCTCAACAGCCAGGCCAGCACCTACGCCAGCGCTGCCGTGGATGACTTCCACTTCTACGACAAGCTCATTATGCCGCGCTACGCCAGCCTGATGAGCGGCATTCAGCGCTTCCTCGACTTCTGGCAGGTCACACTGGAGCCACAACCGCAACTGCTGGAGGCGTATCAGTCGTATCAGCTAGAGCAGAGCAAGGCCATTGCGCCGTTGGTCGGCAAGTTGTTCACGGTGGATCGGGCAATTGAATGGCTCGGCATGCCGCCACTGACTGATGCGGAACGCGAGGAGCTCACAAGCGGCAACCGCCAGCAGCAAATTCTGGGGTATCATATAGAGCATGGCGTGGCGGGCGACAACGAGGCCCGCGCAGCCATCGGCCTGCCGCCCCGTGACAATGCCGAATCTGAAGCCCGCCGCAAACTCCTGGCGCAACTATCGGTGGTAAAGGAAGCCCGCGCCGCCGGGTTCTCACTGGTACAGGCGATTGAACTGGCAGGCATGGACATCGGCAATCTGGACATCCTGGACATCGCGCAACCACAACCCGTTGCGCCGCCTGAGGGCGACGACGACGACGGCGACCAGGTGAGCGCCGACACGCGGGCGCTGCGGGCGTTGTTTGATGAGATACGCGGGTATCAGAATGGGAATGGTGTCTACCATGGCTACTAAGGTGCATCTCCTGCTCTACCAGTTGCTTATCGGCATGGCACGCGGCAAGCCCTTCTTTCAGGGCGCACAACCGATGCTGCCGGCGGCGGCTTCGCTCCCTGGCATGCAACCCTCCCGGCAACGCGCCGCCACCATCCCGCAGGCGCAAGAAGGGCAGCGCCCACTGCGCGAAGATGAGAAGCCGCTGTATCGTGCCGTGCGCGACTGGTTCAACGACCTGGCAGACGACGCCCAGGTCAGTGGGTTGGACTGGGATAAAGAGCGGTTCGCGCAGCAGATGAGCGACCTGCTGGCAGAGCAGTTGACCACCATCGGCCAGGGCGTGGTGCCCGTGCTGGTGACAGGCGACCGCATCCTGAGCCAACTGTCCGAGGACGACCAGCAGCCGTGGATCGACCTGATGAACGAAGCGGTCACGGCAGTCGTCGAGGAATACGCGCCAGAGCAGGCGGCGCTGCTGGCGGACAGCACCGACAGGTGGGTGAGCGAGCGCCAGTTCGACAAAGCATTCGGCCCCGCCCGTACCAAGGTCATCACCATCACCGAGGCCAACGCCGTGAAGAACGCGCTGCCGGTGGTGCTGATCGCGGTGTATAACCAGGTTATACAGGGCTAACAGGGTGTCACTCGATAAACTCTACAGCAAGGACGGTTGGTTTACCGGCAAGGACGACTATGGCGTCTTTGGCGAGGTCTGGATCGACGGCGAGCGGCACGAGTATGTCCACGCGGTCAACCTGTATCGACAAGAGGCGCTGGTTCTGGCGCAACACGACGACGGCGAACTGTTGCTGCGGGACGTAGATGAACCGCCGCCTGACGCAATCGAGGCGGGCAAGCACTACGCAGTCAAGGTGACTGGCAACATTGAGGTGCGATTGCGGTAGTGTGTTGCGGTGTGTTATAATAGACACATATCTGCATAAGTGAAGATGTTTTCCCAGACATTCCCTATGCGGTTGTAGACAGAGGCATCATCCACTAAGTTTGGCGACTACCGGATGATGTCTCTTTTTATTCTCCTCTTTCCCTGTGCTATAATACCTGTAGATATTGGCGCATGTCGCCACGAGACACGCACAGGAGAACAGTATGCTTGGAGCCATCGGGCGCGCCCTCGGCAGGCTCGCATCTTCCATCGGCAAAGTCGGCACCCGCCTACGCAACACGCTGCGAGGCATAGACGAGGCAGACCAGGAACGGGTGCTGGTGTTCAACGCCATCCCGCCCGCCTGCGAACGCATCTGCCAGCCACTCGACGGCACCACTGTTCGCGTGGTGGACGGCATGCCGGACGGCCCCATCCCTCCGCAAAGTACGCACCCGAATTGTGATTGCGAGTTGCGCCCGCTATGAGTATCGACACTCGCTACTTCGACATCATTCAGCAGGTTCGTGCGCTCATCAGCACGGCAGGCGTTGACCTGACCGATGAGCGCATCTACGAAGCCTGCGTGAAGTGGGAGCGCAGCGTCTATGGACGCCAGGACTGGTTGAACAACAGCGACAGTCTTGCAATGC